AGACCCGCTTGTCGAGTAATTTCCGCTAGACGCGCTTTTCGAGTAATCTCCGTTAGACCCGCTTGTCGAGGAATCTCCGCTAGACGCGCTTTTCGAGGAATCTCCGCTAGATGCGCTTTTCGAGTAATCTCCGCTAGACCCGCTTTTCGAGTGATATCCGCTAGACGCGCTTGTCGAGTAATCTCCGCTAGACCCGCTTGTCGAGTAATCTCCTTTTTGATTTTTATTGGCCTTTTTGTAAAACTCTTTAAATCCACTATTAGCAATGTTAAAAACATCAACTAATGCTTCAATTTCAAGTTCCGCCTGCGATTTTTCTTTTTTCATAATCTTTCCTATAATCCAAACCGTTAATTTATAAACCCCTTAATAGTACCTGCATAATCAGCAATAGCGGAACCGCACATAGGCACAGCATAATGATAAAGAAATGCAGTAGTTTCATTCTGCCATCTCTAGGAAATTCTCATGAATATCAAAAAATTTCGCATGTAGTACATCGGTGCCTGCTTCCCTAATCGAATATTTCGGAGGAAGTCTCACTGAGAAATAAACCCCCAAAACTACAGCCTCTATAATCTTCTTATTGGGCAGCATATAATAAACCTTAGAGCCGATCGGATATTTGCAGGTAAATGTGTTCATGAAAAATCCATATCATCAAAGTTATTGACTGTCAATATTCTTTTTATTTCATCACTATCATTATCAAGGTCCCATAACTCCTGCAATTCGTCCAGCGTGGGAATATGGGTTTCAAAGATGCTCTGTTTCATCGGGTGTAATATCGCTTTCATGGTTTGGTTCCTTGTTAAATTTGGTTCGATTCGGGTTATACCAGGACTCAGTTACGTTGCTCTTTTTACGCTTTGAAAATTTGGCTAAATCCACCTCCTTTGTTAAAATCTTTTTTTCCTTCTGGAACTGCCCAAAAGACATATTTAATATCCGGTTTCTTTCCATAACGTCCACATGCGCCAATATGCCCCATTTAGCTATCTCATCCCGCGCCGGGTGCAATATCAGTTTTCTAGTCATGGTGCTCCTTATCCTCAATCTGCTTTAATATCCCCGCGCTTTTCAATACGCGGGGATAATCGCGCGTGGGAGTTTTGAGGTTTGGGAGACTGTCAGACCACCTAACCACTGGCGTCTCATGCCTTATGCGCAGGATACGGTTTATTTCATCCGCCTTGATTTGCAAATCGGGGTGAAGGTCATTCATAATATTCCTCATCATGTTGTTTAACGATCGTCTTTATTTCCTCAAATAACGATGCAAGGTGAAGGCGGGCGGTTATAGCGTGGCTATCATCGCCTATTGCATCTTCCTGCATCTGCTCCAGTTCTGTCTTTTCCATAGTATATACAACCTTATTAATAACAATCAATAACTATTTCGTGAAATCGAGTATGCTAGGTATATTCCCATGCAGAATAGCGCCAGCATTCCACCTGCTGCGCCGCCGATCAGTATAAAGTCATCCCAATCGTTTATGCCGTGCCACATGGTTTTTATCCTTTTTAAACTGGTTTATTACAGGTATCACATTTCTGATCACCGCCAAACACGGGCACCCATCTGAAATCAGTATCCCAGTGTTGCCTGCCTTCCGGCTTTGATTTATCAAGGGGTATTGAATCGCAAGCACACTTGTCACAATATACACGCGTTATGGGAATAGGAGCTATGTAGCCTTTGGGGCTGTTATATCCATGCAATGATCCATTAAAATACGCCATGGTGCTTATCCTTTCGGTTTAGCGGGTAAAAAGGCGATGCACTCGCCAGTTAGCTCAGTGTTTATGCGTTGCCATAGCCAGAACCCCATAGGCTCTAGGCCACTTCGTATCCTATTCGCCTGATTTAATTGATCTGTCATGCGCCTCTCTTTTGTTTCTTCCATGCCTATCCGGTTGTTACCCATTTGGGCTACTGGTTGTGTCATATTTCATCCGTGTCTGGGTCAGTTTGCCAGTCGCATGGTGGACGTAAAGGCAAGGATTGCTTTAATGTAGCGTTTGTTTCCACTTTTTCTATCCATCCAAGCAGGAAAAGAACCCAGTCAGCTAGTTGCTCCGGCTTTCTAGCCTCAAGGCTGTAAACGCCATCATAATGCGCCAGAACAGCGTCTTGTATTTTTTCCAAGGTAATCATGCCATATCCCCGCAATGCTTTTTCAACAGGTCAATGATATAGTCCGTTGCCTTATTCCAACCACGTTGTTCATCGGTTATTAATTCTGGCGGGAGAGGAAAAGCAGATGCCTGCATTTCCACCGCCACATCTTTGATTGCACATTGCAAATCGTGCAGTTCAGTCGCATAACGCCGCGCTTTGGTGGCGTCATCTTCTTTAAGCAGTTCATCCAATCCTTCCGATACCGGATAAGCCACAGGCATCCAGTGAGTAGGCCAGGAAAGTCTTTCGATGCCGTCATGCCAACACTGTCTTTCAGCGTCAAAATGCCCTTTAGAAATCCACCAGAATCCACAATCTTCGCCTATTTCATTCTTACCGAACTTGGCTACAATTATCGGCGTACCATCTCTGGGAGAGGTCAATATCGGCCTCCAAACGTTGCCGGGTAGTTTGCGGCGGTCATATTGACTGCCGTGAATTTCACCGGATTTGCATAATTCTTCGTGCGTTACCATAATCATTACCCCTCAATCTCAATAACTTCATAAGATGCTGGCGCACCTCCCATAATGGTAGGAAGTAGCTTTTTAAGCCTGATGGTCATGCCGTAAGCAGTATTGTGGTTGGTGTATTTCACAAGTGACGGGCTGTTCTTCCCTGTGAACATGGGGATGTCATTCTCATCCCTGCCCATGTAGTAATCAGCCGCGCCGTATTTGTTGTAAACTCGTCCGATAATGTATGTCATAATCAATCCCTAGCGTTGTTGGGCGTTAAGCGGATAGGCATGGTTTCTTCCTTCACGTGGCTTGCGTATAAATTTTCCATGCCTATCCGGTTGTTACCCATTGGGGCTATCCTTGGTTTTCGCTGGCGGGATAAATTCCACCTCATCCGGCGCGAAAGTTCTATGGGGTAGTGGCACATCGTCAAGGATGCTGGAAACATGTAAACGCTCCCCATCCACAAGGATAATTTTTCCGACGATATTATACCCCTTGCAAAGCACATTATCACCCGCACGATAGGGTCTTAGCAGCTCCTCTTTCATAAGCGCGTATATCCTTCCTCAAACGCTTCCGCAGGCGAAAAAGATTTGTATCCGTCTCTATAAACAACATAATAGCCGCCTACTTTCGGCTTATGCTTTTGCACATATTCCTTATCAACCACAAAGGGCGCATAACCATCATCTGCGGGTGTCAGTAGCATACTGCCATCACTTTCCGCCGCATCGTCACCTTCGGCGTTGGTGTATTGCAATCCGGCGATTTTTAGCGCCCATACCTCTTTATGGCATTTGTAGACCGGCATTTCCCTTGATACTTCGTTCGTCATATAGTTTAGTCCTCTTGTTTCACAGGAATTGACATTAATTACTCATGTCCTTCAGCCTTCTTAATTGCTGCTCGCACGCTCGTCAACATAGGTAATTCACATTTGTTGCCGTCGATTAAATCAGCTACGGGCGCAAACTTCTCGAACCATGATTGGCAGTATTTTAATGTTTCCAGCAAATCCGGCGCGGCGGCGATAAGGCGGGCATTTGCTTTATCTTCCGCGACAATCACATATTTCTTTGGCGGATGCTGCATCATGACGTTTGTATGCGCGACTACCTTTCCATAGCAATCACCTGCGACAATCATATCTTGCATGTAAAGCCAAGGCCCCGGCGTGTGTTGTGCTTTTGTCATGGTCTTATGCTCCTTGTTTGATTTCGGGATTAACTTCATGCATCATACGCCTTGGTTATGGATTGTCAATAACTATTTTATTAGATAGTTTCCACATAGCGGATTTCAAAGCCGCAGTGCCATAGAAGGTAAAGATCGGCGGCGGTGTAATACTGTTTTTCCTTATACTCGCCTGGTGCCGCGCTTATGATATGCAGTATCTTCTGCGCCTCGATGTCCGCCGGGATAAACACATCCGTGCTTTCCTCCGACACGGAAATAATAAAGGTTTTTATTTCACGCAGGAAGGGGACTACCGACATCCTCATGGTTTTAATATCGCCCGTTACACCGGCAAGGTGGGCCAAAATCTTGCACATATGGCTTTTAGCTTCCAGCCAGAACCCGTTCTCATCCATCGCTTCCACGCCGCCTGAGAGATCGTCCGGCAGGGAAATTCCTTCTTTCCTGCCGGCGGGCATACGCACAGGTATATCGCGCATGGTTTTAAGGTTTACGCCATACCTTGGCTCTTCATAGGGCTTTGTCCGCTTGCGCTGCAGCACGGGAAGGGGAACCCCACCTAATGCCTCGTCGGCCTTGCGCAACAAATACGCTACCACCTCGCCAGCGCTCTTGTTGTTTACGTCCGCTAACTTCGCAATCCTTGCATGGACATCATCGTCCACTCTTATAAGCTTATTAGACATATTCTAAACTCCAATTGTTTAATTGTTGCCAATAAACAATATATAAGTTTACAATAAACAGCAATTATATTCTTTAAATGGCAGTGAAGAAAGCGCATGAGCCATAGAATGGCAATTAGTTCCGGGAAGTAAGATGGTTGTATGGACAAAAGTTTGAATAGAAAATATTCAATTAAAATAGTATATTAATATATATATATATATATATGTCCTTTATATATATGTCTCTTATAGTCATTCTCTTTTATGAGTGTGTATACTTATATATCTGTTGTATTTATATCACACATGCTGTATACACACATGTCGGTGTATTTCTTTAAAGGGACACTGGACATATGGCCTGTATTTAGTCAAGTTATTGATATTAAATTGTAATTAGCCATATTTTATGTTGTGACATATGGTGGACAAAATAATAATATGCTGATTTATAACATTATTGCTAAGGACGTATAGGCAGGGACATAAATTAGCATGATAGGGTTTCGTATAGAAGTTTTTATGTTTTTTGATGATGTTGATGATGATTGGCGGTAAGCTATGCTGTACGGGTAAATTAAGGGGCTTGGCATTGATATAATTGCATGAGGTGTTATTTGATGTTAATATGCTGATTAGAATGATGGAAGACATCCCAGACATAAAACCAAAGGGCAATCCGTATGTTCCGAAGCTTAATCCAAGGTTCCGGGCGAAGCGAAAGCGTGACACCACTTCCCAACGCGCGAATGCTTTGGACCTCAAAAAAATACGTGCATGGAGCCAGGTGGGTTGCACCCGTGAAGAAATAGCGCATTTGCTGGGTGTTGACGTGGATTGGTTTAATGTCGCCATTGCCGATTACTTTGATATTAATGAGGCTATACTCAATGGTATTGCCGACTTCAAACACTCGCTGCGTTCAAAGCAAGCCAGACTGGCGCTCAGTGGTCATCCCGGCATGCTCATCTGGCTTGGAAAGCAGTTCTTGGGCCAGTCTGACAAGCAGGAAAGCAAACAGGAAACCACGGTAAACGTGGTGCTGCAGAATGCCATGAAGGAGCTGCGTGACATGAGTAAGAATGATCTGCTGGCAATCAAACAGATATTGGAAAACAAACAAGAGCCATTGGTTATTGACAATGGGGTTATTGACAACGAGTAACGCGCTCGCAGCGCTGGATATCCGGCAACGCTAGTAACTGAGCCTCGCTCAGGCTGTGACACAAATCACATATCACATAGACCGTGCTGCGCTGTAAGGCGCGCGGCTCATTGTCCGTGTTGACCGGCGTATGGCAATGGTCGCATGTGGCTATCATGCGGGTGATAATTGCACAAGAGTCATGAGCTGTCAATAACTAAATGCAAACGATGAAGCGATGAACGCGCGAGCTGATGGTGGAGCTGGGCAGGATTATACCGGCGCAAGAGGGGCGGCGGGGGTAGGGGGCTAGATTTGGGCCGCGTCGGTGGATTTGGCATAATACATTTCACCCAACCGCAACTCAAAACCACACTGTATATACAAACCACACTGTATATACATTTGTATATACATCAGTCATCGGGGCAGTTCTCTTCAGGCCCACGCCCTTCAAGCCCGCGCCATGAGCGCACCTGAATATCGCGTTCGCGCCGGAACCGCTCCAGCTCGCGCCTGAGCACTTCATTATAATCCATCTTCTTGTCCGTATTCTTTTTAGACCAGTATTGCTTATGCATAATCCATTTCTCCGGCCGTTGCCTTTTGGGGGTAATAATGGGGCACATTATTTTTAAAAATATAAAAAAACTAAACGTGTATATATACAAGCGCATAAGCCGCGCATATTTTTTTGCTTGCAAATCCATGCATCCGTGTATATACATTAAAGTATAATTACCTTTTAAGCATGAGGATAAAATGGATATTGACGCGGCGGAGTACCGTTCTTTGTTTATTAAGCTGGTAAGTGCTTCCCTGGTGGGGTCGGCGGCAACGGCGGCAACGCGCCATGATACGCAGGCGGCCCCTCTTGTAAGGAAAGCGATGGAAATAGCGCAGGCCGCCATGGAGGAGCTTGAAAGGTTCCCGGCTCATGAGCGCAGGAAGGTTTGAAAATGGATAAACCGGACTCTGACATGGAATCCGCGCCGGATTCTAAACCGGACTCCCTGCTTGTGGCATATCACAAATCCCTGCGAGAAGCTTACGAGCGCGGCAGGGCGGATTACAGGACTGATAACCCTTTCAGGAATTACAAAGCCTCTGACTCTTCACGAGTTAAAAAAGATGCTGAGTAATATTTTATTTAACAATTTTATTTAACAATTTTATTTAACAATCGGACAGGAGATAGTTATGGGTAAGGCGAAAGATAAACCGGCAAGGGAAAAGAAAAAAAGTCCGGCGTCGGAAAAGGGTAAGGCAAAAGCGGCCAGGCCGGTGGTTTCGGTGAAGGCTTCCATTGTGAAAACCGCGAAGGCTGCGAAGAAAAAGCCAGAGCAGAAAAAGCCGGGGCAAAAAAAGAAATAATGGCGCGTAAACCCGCTAAGATTCTGTTTGGCAAGCAGGCTATATCCATACGGATTGACGCGGCGATCCTCGCCTTTTTTCGCAAAAAGGGAAGGGGGTGGCAATCGCTCGTCAACCAGATTTTACGTGATTTCATGGAGAAGGATAAATGATAAAAAAAGGATATATACGCGATTTGCTTCTCCCATGGTATCTCTCTAAAATCCCCGATACTACGGCGAATAAGAAAGGGTTTGATACGATGATTTCCAATATCCATGTGAAGGCTAGTAATGGCGAGGATTGGAAGCAATTTGCCAAAGAGGAAATAAAAAAAGCGGAAGATGCCTTAAAATGACCACCGAATCCTGTGCCACCTGCACTTACTTCCGCCGTCACCTGCAGAACGTGACCGAAGGCTTCTGCCGTCGCTTCCCCCCGGTAGTTATCATCGCACCCATCGGCAATCCTCCTGCGCCAAGGCCGGTGTCGGCGAGCCCCAATATGGACGAAAAAGAATGGTGCGGGGAATGGCGCACCAGGATATGGAAATGACCATAATAGTCCTGTGTATTTTAATCGCCGTTTTTATGTGGTTTACGAGATGAAGGATTTTTGATGAAAGAGCCGATAGCAATAAAGCAGTATGAGGGCGCTAAAGGGTTAAAGCTGGCAATTTCGGTTTGTTCCAACCGCCCCATAACCCCGCGCTGCTCACTGGGCCTGTCGATGATGGTGCACCATCTCACTGCCTTTGGAGTCCCCTTTGGCCTTATCTGCAGGCTGCAGGCAAGCCTTCTGCCCCAGGCGCGGCAGGAATGTCTGGATGAGGCTCTGGCGGATGAATGTACGCACCAACTCTGGTGGGATGATGATATCGAGATGCCGTCGGATTGCGTGCTTCGCATGTTGCAGGCGATGAAGGAGCATCCTGAAATCGATGCTATCGCGGCCAATTACTGCCGCAAGCAGGATACGCTGCAATATACGGCGGAAGGCCTGGACGGTCATATGACGCATTCGGCGGGGAAGATTGGTCTGGAGGAAGTGGCGAAGGTGGGGATGGGACTGATGCTGGTAAAGCTGGATAAGCTGCGCGGATTGCCATCGCCGCATTTTGAAATCGTATGGAACGACGTTCACCGTGCCTATCAGGGTGAGGACCGTTACTTTACCGATAAGATACGCGCGGCAGGCGTTCGCATCTTTGTGGACCACGGGATTTCCAACAACACGCAGCATTGGGGCGATCTGGGGTATAATTTCCGGCTGTGGAACCGTGAGCCTTACGCCCAGTTGCCGGATGCGCTGCCAAGGCAGAGGCATGCGGAATGAAATTATCTGTTCTCATGGCCAGCAGACTCAGGGGGAATCTTAACATGAAGTTTATGGAATTTATGGATTCGCTGCTTGAGAATTCATCCTGTCCACGCAGTATTGAAATACTGGTTAAGACGGACGATGATGATAAGGATCACCCGCTCGCCAGGGGCGGAATTGATTACCCTGTTTCAGTAAAAACGATAGTTACGCCGCGCGCGGGAGGATATGCTGACCTGCATAAGGCATACATGGATTTAATGCGTGAGGCATCGCAGGAGTCCGGATTATTTATGGTGATGTCGGATGACGCCATTATCGGCACGAAAGGGTGGGATGAAAAACTTCTGAACATAGCGGTCAGACACAAGGGATGGCCGCATATTATCAATACCGTGTCTGACATCGATACGGCAACCCTGTCGAATGGTTCATGTATAGGGCATGTGGATACCTATCCGGCATGGAACCGCGAATGGATATCTGTCGCCGGATTCGGCTATAGTTTTAATACGGACGGATGGACGGGGCTGTTGTGTTATAACCTGGAGCGCGGATTTAAAATAAATAAAGCGGAGTACCGCACCTTTTGCCCGCTGGATATAAAACGCGGCCCCGATGAACAGGGAGATGACGAGCGGTGGAACGGGACAAGGAAATGGCAGATTCGCCGTATGGAATCTGCGCTGTTCAGCGATCATATGCAGAACATGGCATGGATGAATTCCGGAGCGCTGGCTCTGGCCATAAGGGGGAACAGGTGAGTAAAATATTAGCATTCATGCCAACCTATGCTCCTGATGCTGCAGAAGAGCCCTCAAACGGAAGGCCGCCTGACAGACTTACGCTTCAGCAGATATCTGATCGCATCAACACACTGGGAGAGGGAAGCAGGACCAGGCCTTATGTTTATATGGACGCGATTGATTCGATCATTGGTTCGCGCCCTGACATTCAGCTGGTCGTTGGCGATGCAAAATCTTCTGACATTGTGCGCTCCACGTTAGCGCGGCACCATAAAAATGCGGGCGGTTATGAACTTTGTTTTTATCCTGATAAAATGTCTCAATGGGAACTGATGAATGATATTCTCCGCCGTTACGCCGCGGGAGACACCCGGTATATTGTTTATACGTCATCCGATATCATCTGGCCGATGGACTGGGTGGCAGAGGCCGTTAAGGAATTTGAAAAAGACCCCAAACTGCAGATTCTCTTTCCAACGGTCAATCGCGGCGACATGGCTATCCCCATACAGGTGGCGGCAGGGCCGGACAACAGGGACTTAATAGATCCCGCTGATTACATGGATTGTGTTGGTATGGCTGCGGCGCGCGCCCCCTGCCTGAACGCTTACGCCATTATCTTCCGTTATGACTTCTTTCTGGAATATGGCGGCTACATGGATTTATTCAGAAACTGCTTTACCGAATCATTCCTTTACTACATGGCAGAAGCCATGGGTGGAAAGATGCGCCTGTGCCCGCGCGCATGGGTATACCACCATAACGGCGTTGATGTGTGGATTGGCGAAGGTGGATTTTATCACTATACCGCCGAAAAACCTGTTTTTGACAAATTAATGGATGAAGTTCAGGAAGCGCGGAACAACGGTAAAATGACGGTTGATTTTCTGAAGCGGAAGTTGTATATACAATAATCGGGCAAAGTGGTGAATATATGAATCATATCAGGACGGCGATTATCATCTTTAATTCCGCCACTTTTGTTCTCATGCTGGTCTTTGCAACGCTGCTCTGGAATATATGGACGGGTAAACTTCTGACGCCGCAGGAGCAGAAAGACTTTTTGGCGCAGGTTACTGAGGTGCGGAAATGACGCGCTGCTTAATTACGGGCATCACTGGCTTTGTCGGCAGCCACTTAGCCGATTACCTCTTAGAGCACACCGATTGGGATATTTATGGACTCTGCAGATGGAGAAGTCCCCTTGACAACATCTCGCACCTTTTGCCCGAAATTAATAGTGGTGGACGAATTAAACTCGTCTACGGTGAATTACGCGACTCGGATTCCATTAACGAAGTGGTCAAGGCTTCTCAGCCTGATTATGTATTCCATCTGGCTGCGCAGAGTTATCCCAAAACGAGTTTCACGTCTGCACTTGATACGTATGATACTAACATTAACGGCACGCACCGCGTTCTCGAAGCGCTGAGACAGTATAAAAAAGATGCGATTATCCATGTGTGCAGTTCATCGGAAGTGTATGGTAGAGTTCCGAAGGAAAAGACTCCGATAATGGAAGATTGCAACTTTCATCCTGCCAGTCCTTACGCCATTTCTAAAGTAGGAACAGACCTCATTGGCCGTCATTACGCTGAGGCGTATGGCATGACGGTGATGGTCACGCGTATGTTTACCCATACCGGCCCCCGTCGCGGCGATGTCTTTGCCGAATCTTCCTTTGCCAAGCAGATTGCCATGATTGAATCTGGACAAATTGATCCGGTCATAAAAGGGGGCAATCTTTATTCTACACGCACTTATGCAGACGTGCGTGATGCTGTTCGTGCTTATCATATGCTTCTTACTGTCAATCCAAAAGCCGGAGAAGTGTATAATATTGGTGGAAACTACACTTGCTCTATCGAAGAAATGCTACAGTATCTTACATCATTATCTGCTAAGCGATTTGCAAGACTTCCATTAAGATTTGAAGTCGATAAAGATAGGCTACGCCCCATTGATGCAGACAATCAGGTGCCATGCGTTGAAAAATTTGTTCATCACACAGGATGGAAGCCTGAAATACATTTTACTCAAACAATGCAAGATTTATTGGAATACTGGAGGAAAAGAGCCATGAGTGGTGAAAGGTTTTTAACGCGATGAAGGTAAGGCTCCACGAACCTACGTTTGGCGAAGAGGAAATTCAGGCTGCCTGCGAACAGATGCGCACGACCCACGTGACCATGGGTCCAAAGGTGCGCGAGTTCGAGGAACAATGCGCCAGGTATTTTGGCGTTAAATACGCAGTGATGTGCAATTCGGGGTCTTCTGCCAATTTACTTGCCTTGGCAGCAATTACTAACCCGGCATGGAACAGGAATCTGAAGGCTGGCGATGATGTAATTGTTCCGGCCCTGTCATGGGCCACGACGGTCTGGCCTATTATCCAGTGCGGTCTGGTTCCGGTGTTTGTGGATTGCGATCTGGCAACTTACAATATCGATGTTCAGAAGCTGGAAGATTCTATTACTTCAAAAACCAAAGCGATAATGCTGGTGCATGTGTACGGCAATCCCTGCGACATGGATACTATACGCATGATTGCGCTCAGGCGCGGGCTTATTATCATTGAGGACTGCTGTGAAGCGATGGGTGCTAAATATCATAATAAGTTTGTTGGAGGCTTTGGCCTTGTCAACACTATGAGCTTTTACTTTTCCCATCACATCACCACTTTTGAGGGTGGCATTTGCCTGACCAATAGTTATGAAATGGCCGATCTGATGCGGATTTTGCGCGCGCATGGCTGGTCAAGGGAATCAAACAATCCCAAGGCTTATGAACAGGAGCACAGTAATATCGACCCGCGCTTTCTGTTTGTCAATATCGGCTATAATCTTCGCCCTACCGAGGTGCAGGCGGTTATTGGTATGAAGCAATTGCCAAAACTTGACCGCTTTGTGCACAGGCGCCGCGATGCACAGATGATGCTTCGCCATGCGCTGGATAAATACAGTGCATTTTTTCAATTTCAGGAAGAAACTGAGTTAGGCCATAGTAGCTGGTTCGGATTCGGAATTGTGCTTAAAGATAATTGCAAATTTACTGTAAAATCCATCACCTCATTCTTGCAAAAAAAAGGTGTAGAAACCCGTCCTGTTATTGCCGGTAATATGGCAAGGCAGCCTGCGCTTAAAATGTTCCGGCATGAGGTTCACGGCAGCCTTGAAAATTGCGACAGGATAATGCGTAATGGGTTCGCCATTGGATGCCATCAGGATATGGGCAAGACTGCCGTTGAGTATGTGGAACAATGTTTTGATGATTTCATGGCGGAGACATCATGGCAATAGTATGTGTGAGCGGCGGGTTCGATCCTGTTCATTCCGGTCATCTGGATTATATCAGGGAAGCAGCGCAATATGGACGTGTCTACGTTATACTTAATTCTGATGACTGGCTTATACGCAAGAAGAATTTTTTCTTTATGGGCTGGAAGCAGCGCGCGGATATTCTGCGCGAGATGCGCTCTGTTTCTGAAGTATGGCCGGTTGACGATAAAGATGATTCGGTGTGCGAGGCGATACGTGCCATAAAGCCAGATTATTTTGCCAATGGCGGCGATCGCTCAGACAAGACTAAAAATAATTCTGAATCCGGATTGTGCAAAGATTTAGGGATAACGGAATTGTTCAATGTCGGCGGCGGCAAAAGGGCATCCAGCACAGAGATGGCATGGGCTGTAGCAAGGAAGTTGGCATATGAATAAAAAAGACCTGATTGCCTTTGAAAAAGACATAGCAGAAGAATTTAACGCGGGAAAAATTAAAGCCCCCATTCACCTTTCTGGAAACAATGAGGATGTACTAATAAATATCTTTAAAGATTTTAAACCAGGTGATTGGGTATTCTCTACTTGGCGCTCTCATTACCATGCGCTTCTGGCTGGCGTACCCGCTCAAAAGGTCAAAATTGCTATTATGGCTGGCCGCTCAATGACGTTATGCTGGCCGGACCACCGGTTTTTTTCTTCCGCCATATTTGCAGGGTGTTGTCCGATTGCGCTTGGGGTGGCATGGCAGATTAAGCGAAGTGGCGGAAGTGAGAAGGTTTGGTTATTTCTTGGCGATATGGCGGGAATGTCTGGACTTGCGCATGAATGTGCTAATTATGCTTATTGGAATAAGCTTCCCATGCAAATTGTAATTGAAGACAATGGTAAAAGTGTTTGCACTAAAACAGCAGATGTGTGGGGTCGGCCATTCTGCCATTCTCTGGGTGAGAAATATTATTTTAAATATGATTTGCCATTTCCCCATAGCGGCGCGGGGAGGCGAATTCAATTTTGACACCAGAATATGAGAAAGCATTATGTGATGCAATGAAGCTTCTTGCCGATGATGGATATATTTTTATGGGGCAGGCCGTGGCCTGCGATGGCACATTTATGAGCAAAACTCTTGCGGACATTCCCATTAATCAGCGCATGGAGATCCCTGTCGCAGAAAATATGCAGATGGGCATGGCAACAGGCATTGCGATGGCAGGCGGAAAAGTGTGCACAATCTTTCCCCGTATTAATTTTATGCTGGAAGCCATGTCGCAACTTGTGCAGCATCTGGACAAAATACCTCTTTTCAGCGATTACAGGCCGAAGGTCATCATCCGCACCGCGATTGCGACACCTGTCCCGCTTGATCCAGGCATTCAACATCTTGGTGATTATACGGATGCTGTGCGTGCCATGCTATCTGCCGTGAAAGTGGTAAAACTCGAAAAAGCGGATCAGATTTTACCGGAGTACAGGGCGGCACTTGATTGCGAAGAATCAACAATTTTAGTGGAAGTTTATTAAATGAAAAAGAAAAAGGTTTTAATATTTGGCGGAACGGGTTTTGTAGGTCGCAATATTGCACAGCGTTTTGCGGATAATCCTGAATATCAGGTCTATGCTACTTTTTTTACGCGGCAGCCATGGGACCATCCTCATATTGAATGGTACAATGTTGATTCCTGCAATGACGCTATGGTGGATTCGCTGATTAACGGCATGGACATTGTTGTGCAGGCGGCGGCAGTTACTTCCGGGTGCAAGGACACCTTTGAGCGCCCGTGGCTGCATGTTACGGACAACGCGGTGATGAATTCTTACATTTTCCGTGCGGCGATGCTGCGTAAGGTGAAGCATGTTATCTGGTTCAGTTGCTCGACGATGTATGGCGGCGGCCATTGTAGCGAGGAAACGCCTGTTAATCCGAATTCACGCTATTTCGGCATGGTAAGTACCAAACTATATCTTGAAAAAATGGCAGCTTTTTTTGCGGATCAGGGCGAAACAAAATTCACGGCCATTCGCGGAAGCAATTTTTATGGCCCATGGGATAAATATGCGCTTGACCGCGCCCATGTTTTTGGAGCCACTGTAACTAAGGTGAAGCTGGCGGGGGATCATATTGATGTCTGGGGCAATGGATCGGAAGCGCGTGACATTTGTTATATTGACGACCTTGTAGATTTTGTAGAATGTGCGCTTGATAAACAGGAATCGAAATTTGGCCTGTATAATTGCGGATATGGAACGTCTTTTACTATCAGGGAAATTGTAACGGAGATAGTGGTGGCCTCTGGCAAGTCTCTTGCTATAAATTACGATACCAGCAAGCCCTCTATTCAGGTCAGCACATCGCTTGATTGCAAGCGGGCGGAATCTGATCTGGGGTGGACTCCAAAAACATCATTGGTTGATGGTATCAAGAAAACTTTGGGATGGTATAGTGATAATTTCTAGGACTCCATTCCGTATTTCCTTTTTTGGAGGAGGCACAGATTATGCCCCATGGTATCAGGAAAATGGCGGCTGCGTTCTTTCAACGACTATAAATCATTACTGCTATATAACGGTACGCTATCTTCCTCCTTTTTTCCCTGAAAAATCCCGCATTGTATGGTCGCAAATTGAATCTGTTCTTAGCCACGGCGATATTCAGCACGCCTCAGTTCGTGAAGTGCTTAAACATCTTAATATCGATCATGGCGTAGAAATTCATCATACAGGCGATCTGCCTGCCCGGTCAGGCCTTGGCTCAAGTTCCACCTTCACAGTGGGACTGCTTAATGCTCTGCATGGGTTGAAGGACAGGATGACGAATAAATATGATTTGGCTAAAGAGGCTATCTATATTGAGCGAGAGGTTTTAAAAGAGAATGTCGGCATTCAGGATCAGATTGCAGCCTCTTATGGCGGCTTTAATAAGACTACCATTTCGCCAGATGGTGATTTTTCCGTGCAACCGGTAATGCTACCCGCATCGCGTCTTGATAAGCTACAGCGTCGCTGCCTTCTTTTTTTTACAGGCGTTTCCCGCACAGCTTCTGATATTGCGTCTGAACAAATAAAATCTCAGGAGCGCGGAGAGAAAAAGGCTGAACTTAAAGAGATGCAGTCGCTGGTGGATGACGCTTTGAGGCTATTGCATAACGGCAGTCTTGATGATTTTGGAAAATTGTTGCATGAATCGTGGAAAATTAAACGCACACTTGCTAAAAATATATCGCCTGCATTTGTAGATGACATTTATGAGCGCGCATTGAAAGCTGGTGCGCAGGGCGGCAAATTATTAGGAGCGGGCGGCGGCGGATTTATTCTTATTTTTGCCCGACTGGAAGATCACGGCAGAATTCTTGAAGAGCTGAAAGAACTTCTCTGGGTTCCGTTTAAGTTTGAAAATGCAGGGTCCGGCATAATTTTTTCAGATCCGGCACATTATCTTTATGGCAAGTTCGACAGGCGCGATTTTCACCATCTTCAGGAGGGTATATGAGTTTCTATAGGGGTAAAAAAGTTTTGGTTGCGGGGGGGAGCGGATTAATAGGAACTCCGCTAGTGGAAATGCTTGCTGATAAGGGGGCTTCAGTGAGAATAATTTCGATGGATAAATATGGCTCTCATTCCGATATGAAGATTAGATACAAAAGCGGCAGTGAGGGGGATAGTTTTGTCCGTGATTTGCGTTACTTTAATAACTGCGAGGATATGTGTAAAAGCATGGATATCGTTTTTAATCTTGTGGGGGTCAAGGGATCGCCATCTGCTACATTAAAATATCCCGCCTCCTTTTTTGTTCCAACTATACAGACTTCTATCAATATGATGGAGGCGGCCCGGCGCGCCGGGGTAAAGCATTATCTGCATACCAGCACTGTTGGGGTCTATCCTCCGGCAGAAGTTTTTCATGAAGATGATATGTGGAAAGGAAATCCATCGCCAAATGACTGGTTCGCGGGATGGGCAAAGCGCATGGCTGAATTGCAGGCAGATGCTTATGCGGTAGAATATGATTGGAAATGCTCCATTGTGCGACCGGCTAATGTATACGGACCATATGACTGGTTTGATTCCAGCACTGCCATGGTGCTGCCATCACTCATAGCGCGCGTGGTGAATGGGGAAAATCCTTTGACTGTATGGGGCGATGGCTCTGCAATACGTGATTTTGTGCATGCGAAAGATGTGGCGCGCGGTATGATGATGGCTGTTGAGCAGGGTATAACCAAACCACTTAATATTGCGTCTGGAAAGCCGGTGACAATAAAAGAGGTGGCGGAGATTGTAGCGCGCAATGCGCCTGGCGGTCCTGTTGAGATTATTTGGGATAAAAATAAGCCAAAGGGTGATGCAAGACGCCTTATGGATATAAGCCGTGCACAAAATTATGGATATCAGCCGATTTATGATTTGGAAAAAGGCATTAAGGAGACAATTGAGTGGTATGCAGCCAATAGGGAATCTGCTGGAAAACGTTATATTGCCTTTAATGACAGGGAAATGAGCAGTGGAAGAAAAAAGACGACTTAAGATAGCAGTTCTTTGCGCTTCTCGCGGAAACCCGACTGGATTTCAGGCGGCCCTTAGCGTTCTGGATGCGTTGGCGAGCGGTAAGAATGATATTGAGTTTTTGCATAGCGATGAATTGCGCCCTAGCCTTGGCGCCATCTGGAATGCGATAGCAGATGAGGCTAAGCCGTCAGAAATTTATGCGCTTGTTACTGACCGCTCTGTGTGCATTACCCCTCACTGGGATTTACATATCGCAGATGTTTACAGCAAAGATGATGAGCGGGTAGTATGGTGGAACACCAATATCGGCCCTGTTATACCTATCGTCCCGCGCAAATGGCTGGCGGCCGCGGGTCAGCTATACACAGATTATTTTCCATTCTGGTTTGACGATACATGGCTGCAGGAATTATCTGCATTGGTTCATGGTTTGCCGATTTATGGCATTCAGGCTGCATGTTTTATAGCAAAGAAAAACCCAATGACAAAGCGTATGCGCGATTTGCGGTTCTGGATGGATTTTTTTATTGCCAAGCGTCCAGAGCGTATTGCACATGCTGAAAAAATACGCGGAATATTAGGCTTGCCTGAGCCAGACATGGGGCCAATCAATCACTGGTTTAGACTCAATGAGGATCTGTGGGATAAGGAATGGCGTAACTGGGAATCTGTTATGGGTGACAAATCCGAACCCGATGAAACCTATATAGCGGCAAAGAAATCTGCCAAGGAATTCATGGATGCCAAAAGCGATTGAAACGCTGTTTAAACAGAATCCTATGCTTGCCAAGGGGCTTATTTATCAGGCAAGTGCTGAGCGCAGCTTGTATGATTTTATCAAACTTATGTGGGAGTATCTGGAGCCGGGGCGTGAGTTTCGGGAGGCGCGCCACATCCGCGCAATGTGCGAACATCTCGAAGCGGTATCTCGCGGCGAGATACGAAAATTGCTTATTAATATTCCCCCCGGCTTTGCCAAAAGTATCGTGGTTAATGTTTTCTGGCCTGCATGGGAGTGGATAGAAAAACCGCATTTACGCTATCTTACATTTTCATATGCATCCAGCCTGACAGAGCGTGATAATGGGCGCTTTGGCACACTTGTTAAATCAGATCTGTATCGCACGCTTTGGGGTACTTCTTTTGAAATTACCAAAGATAACCAGGTAAAACTGGAAAATAGCCGGACAGGATGGAAAATTGCATCGTCTGTAGGCGGTACAGGCACAGGCGAACGCGGAAACCGCCTTATAATTGATGACGCTAACAATATTAAAGATGTCGAATCAAAAACTACGCGTGATGAAACAAACCGCTGGTATATGGAGGTTCTTCCCAGCCGCGTTATTGATCCTAATGAATCTGTTTTTGTAAACATTCAGCAGCGCTCCAATGAGGATGATGTTTCCGGGCTTATATTGTCACGCGATATGGGGTATGAGCATCTTTGCCTCCCTATGGAATATGATTCAGGGCGTAAATGTATCACATCAATAGGGTGGGAAGACTGGCGCGAAGAGGATGGTGAACTTCTTTGGCCAGAAGTTTATAATCAGATTGCAGTAGATAAGCTAAAATCTGATAAGGAAATGTCCAGTTATGCATATGCCGGACAATATATGCAATCTCCTGCTCCGCGTGGTGGCGGAATTATAAAATCATCGTGGTGGAAGATGTGGCCTAAGCAGGGTGAAGCATTTGATGAGTCTGGCAACCCGCTTCGCGCCCTTGAGTATCCGGTCATGGATTTTATTATTGCATCAGTTGACCCGGCATTTACTGAGAAGCGTGCGAATGACTATTCCGCCTGCGTAGTACTGGGGCTGTACCGCGATGATGGGCAACCGCGCATTATCCTTATGGATGCGTGGCAAAAACGAATGAGCTTTCATGGCGCAGTTCCTGAAAGGCGTAAGGGAGAATCGCGCAGGGATTATCTTGACCGTGAAGAATGGGGGCTTGTCGAACTTGTCGCCTATACGGCTCACGAGATGCATGCTGACAAGGTTATTGTGGAGAAGACGGCTTCAGGCATACCGCTTATTCAGGAGCTAATACGCCTTTATAGCAATGAAAAATTTGGTGTTCAGGGTATTACTCCGAAGGGCGACAAGATCGCACGTGTACATGCTGTTTCAAATTTATTTGAAAATGGTATAATAGCGGCACCAGACAGGTGGTGGGCGCAGCTTTGTATTGATGAGATGAGTATTTTCCCTCGTGGTAAGCATGACGATCTGCCAGATGCGCTTACCCAGGGAGTTAAATTCCTGCGTGACACCGGATGGGCATTGCGAACAAATGAATATGAGGAAGAAACAGAGATAAAAGAGTTTAGACCAAGGGAAGGGGCGATTTATGACGTGTAGCAAATGTGAAGAAAAGGATAGAAAGATTATGCGACTGACCTTGGCTATACAATATAGGGAGAAATATCCCCTTCCTGCCGAGATAGAAGTGTGGTCAGATGATATTGATAAAAACCACAAAGTAAAAGTTGATGGTAAAATTATAGCTAAGATTGACTATGGCATATAATAAATTAAATGTTCCCGATCAAAAGTCGGATTTGTACCAGAAATTCTACCTAACAACTCCTTTCGGGCGTAGCGACCTTATGGATCGTTTAAAAAATGACCCAGAGCAGGTTGTCGCATGTAAAAAGCGTTTGTCTGAGTTGGAAATATTGCTTCAACATGATGAAAACAGGTGCCATGCAAGCCGGGATCAGCGTAATTTTCTTGTCCAGGTGCTTTCAGGTTATTGAATTCGCATTCTTTGGTAAAGTGGACGTATTTTTTTAGGAAATGGATCGCCAAGAAGATGTTGAGCGGGGAATGGATAGCCTATTTTCCCCATTTTGGAAGATCCGACAGCCTGAAAGACGATGCCAGACTTCCAGTTTACTTTGCTTGCCCTGAGTGAGGGGCTTTTACTTAAAAAAGTTGTATGGGCAAGCCATGTGGCTTGAGACTTTCTTGCGATTGCCCCCTTGGGATTAAATGTTCCGGACGCTGTCCACGCTGCCACGCCTTTTTCCAGTGCCTTTCCTTGCGCAGAGAATGCAGAGTGTCCGGACCATGTTGCAATGGTTTTTTCTGTAAGCTTTCCTGCGGCAGAAAATGAAGCTGATGCCATCCATGTAGCTATAGATTGCTGAATGTTCGCATTCAGAGCATCAATGGGATCTTCCGATATTGCGGTGAAGCCAAGCATTTTATATTAAAAAGTAAAACTTTGTATTGCTAATGAATTAGTGGGGGAGGCGGTAGAATCACTTGCCAATATATACAGCAATTGAGAGGTAATAACTGGCACTTGCCTAAAATTAAGCAATAGTAATGATAATCCTGTTACCACCGAAGTGGTCTGATTGGAATATTGCGCCCCTGTGCCAGTTGCATCTGCTGCGACCCCTAATTCTAATAATGTGCTGAGTATTGGTGCGCAATCATAATACCCGCTGGCATTTTTAGCTCCATTGGGTATTTGCGTAATTGTTTGAGCGGTGAACCCTGTTGAATTAGCCTGATTGCTGAATACAACTTGAGCGGATTGATAAAATACTTCTCTGTCAATTTGCGTTGTGACAATAAATTGCGATGAACCATTTGTTGCTAAAATTCCTACTAATGCTGACATTTGATATCCGGATGGCATATGTGCTCCGCTATAAACCGTAGGGGGCGACCCAGATGCAACTTGCAGCAATCCGGCCTGGGTATTGGAAGAAGGATTGTATATAATGTATACCCAGTAAAATTGAGTTGCCGCCAACGCGCCAGTATCAAGCCCATTTGCTCCATTGGTGCCTGCGTTTAAAGTAAGATTTATATTGGCTAGTTTTACAGCTCCGCTTCCAAGCGAATTTTCTACTATAAATTCATCAGCCGTTACTGTTGCAGTTGTTGTGCTCGCTTGCCTTACTACTATATTCCTGCCACTTCCCGCTATCGAATTGGGGGCGCTTATAGCTGGAATCGTGTTAAATACGAACAGAGAGCCAGAGGTAAAGTTAACGATATTGCCTGAATTGCTGGAAGCCAGAATAGAGGTGCGCCCAAGGACATTTCCTGAGCTTAGGTATGTCCCAATCCCCACCTCCCAGTTGGGTCCGGATTGATCTGCGGCACAGTAATAAGATTGAACAGCATTGGAATAGACGCTTGCAAAGGAGCGAAACTGAGTTACGGCGCCTCCAAGAGCTATGGAGGCAAGTCCAGTGGTTGCAGAGGTCTCTTTTACCCTGTCATAGAAGGAAATTGCCATGCAGCCAATTATACGTCCTTTCACTGGAAAAGGCACTAAAATCATGTATAATGAGAAAATGCCGATTTCTCCCGCTACATTGCCTGATAATCAGGAGCCCGCTGCGTCGCCTGTTTCAGGCATTGATGTTGTGCTTGACGATGGCGAGGCGGCGGATGCTGAAAAATCATCCTACGATCCATTGACAGGTATAAGCATTACTGTGTCTGAAAATGGTGATGTCGAGGTGGACTTTGATGCCAGAAAAAAAATGGCTGCGAAAGACACATCTTTTTCTGCCAATCTTGCTGAAAAGGTCAATGACTATGAATTGTCCGGTTTATGCGATGATATTCTTCGCGGTATCAATAATGATATTGAAACACGCGCTCAGCTTGAAAAGACGTATGATCGCGGCATTGATCTGCTTGGCCTGACGCTTGAAGAGGCCTCAAGTGAGGCAACTGCTGAGGGGACGGTGTCCAAAACTTACGACTCCACTCTTCTTGAGGCGGTTATTAATTACCAATGCACTACCAGCGCCGAATTATTGCCATCTACCGGGCCAGTCAAGGTTAAGGATTATACGCGTGACATAACGGATGATCGCCTTCGCCTTGCGGATGATCTTGAAAACGACATGAATTACTATCTTACATCGGTGCGCAAGGAATATTACCCCGATACACGTCGTATGTTATTTGCTCAGGGTTTTTGCGGGAATGGTTTTAAAAAGATATATCGTTGTCCTATTCGCAAGGCTCCCGTTTCAGATTATGTATCAATGCAGGATTTTATTGTATCGAATGACACAGTAAGTCTTGCCAATTGCGGGCGCATGACACATAAAACCGCCCTGCGGCCTTCGGTTATGAAGCGCATGATGCTTGCCGGTGTGTATCGTGACGTAGACCTGGTTCATCCGCATGAGCAGCCGACCACAACTGAACGCAAGATTAAGAAGATTGAAGGCATTATGCCTCAGCCTCGTTATGAGGACGAGCGACATACAGTCTATGAAAGCTATGTTGAAGTTGATTTATCTGAATATGGCTTTTATGAGCCCGGCGCGCCGGACGGCTTGCCATTGCCTTATCGCATAACTATTGACAAGGATAGCCGTGAAATCTTGGAAATCAGGCGCAACTGGAGGGAAGATGATGAAGATTTTACTCCCATCATCCGCTTTGTCCATTACGGGTTCATTCCTGGGCTCGGATTTTACCACTATGGTTTCATACACATTCTTGGAAATACTGCGCGAGCCCTTACAGCTCTTGGCCGACAGCTACTTGATGCCGGACAATTCGCCAACTTTCCGGGATTGCTGTCATCTGATGTTGGAGGGCGGCAAGAGACTACGCAAATCCGGGTAAATCCGGGCGGCATGAAAACCATAAAAACCGGTGGCATGAAAATTACTGATGTGGTGATGGCGCTTCCCTACAAGGAACCTAGTCAGGTTTTGATGACACTAGCTAAGAATGTATCTGATAATGCGCGTCGCCTTGCCATGACGGCTCAGGTGCAAGTGGGTGAAGGTCGCGCGGATGTCCCGGTGGGAACTATGATGGCGTTAATTGAGCAGGCTACTAAGCCCATGGCCGCGCTTCATAAGCAGAACCATTCTTCGCAGCAGGAAGAATTTGAGAAGCTCAAGGAATTGTTTGCTGAAGATCCGACCGCTCTTTCGCGCTATGCTAAAAATCCGCGTCGTAAATGGGAAGAAGCCGAAGAGTTTAACGACTTGGACTTGGTGCCAGTTTCAGATCCCAATGTTCCGTCTCATGTCCATCGCGTGATGATGGCGACTGCTCTTTCTCAGCTGGTTAATATCTTTGAACCTGAGCTTAATAAAACATGGGCTTTGGAGATTATTCTTTCTACCCTTGGCTATCCTTCTCAAGGCGCTATTAATCCGCCCGCTCCGCCCCCACAACCTCCTCCGCCCCCTCCTCCCGACCCGTCTAAAATGGCGCTTGTTCAGGTTAAGGCCAAGCAAGAGCAGCGTGAGGCGGCAACAGCGATTATGGAAACGCAGGCGCGTGAAAATGAGCAGCAAATGGAAGATCAGAGTGCTCAGGCTGACCGCGATTCACGCGAAAGAATTGAACAGATGAAGCTTGAAGAGGCGAAGCTGAAAGTGGGCGCTGATTTGCATAATGCAGAGCAGGACAGGGTTCAGCAGGCGCAAAAGCCGCTTGAGGCTCCAGCAGAATAATGGTATTATATTGAAATATGAAAAATGAAAATCTCAATTCAGAAGACGATGCACTATCATCTGCTCATGTTGCTGCTAATAATCTTGAGCAAGAGATACAGGGCCTTTCTGAACCTCAATCTTCGGCCTCAGTGACCGTTTCTTCTGAGGCTGTATCTTATATTTTGCCCCCTGCTGTTGCAGAGGCAGTTTCCAGCGGTGATTTTTTAAATTGGGCGCTCAATCTTTCTTTTTCCTTTCTTGATATTGCGGATTTACCGCCGTTACAGACAGTGGACAGTCTGCGCTCTCATAAAGAAGATAAAATCAGGGAAAAAATTCATATTGCCAATTCGATTCTTGTTCTTCTGGCGCACTATGGATCTAAAGAAGACAATCAGGAACTTGTTTCTGAATGCGAGTCATATGCTTTGAAAATGAAAACTATTATTAAAAGGCTTTGCTTATGAAACATGATGAACATAAGCGGGAAAATGCACATCGCATTTTGAAGCAGGCTGGATATTCCACTAAAATTGGCACCTATGCAAAAGGTGGCGCCGTTCATAAGGATGAGGCAGAAGACAAAAAGCTCATCAAAAAAATGGTAAAAAAAAAGGATTTGAAGGAAAAGAAGGCTGAAGGTGGCTTTGTCCATGGCGGAATGCCCAAAAAGCGTCTTGATAAAATCAGCCGTCAGACTGCTAAGGGTGACGCCAATACAACGCAGCCATTCCCTGCTGGCAAAGAAAAATTTGCCAAGGGCGGCAAGGTGAAAGCTAAGGGCAAGACTCAGATTAATGTTATTGTGGGAGGCCATGGTCCACAGCCTGCTTCTGGCGGTCCAATTGCAGCCCCTGCGCCTGCTATGGCTGCTCCGATGCCAGCTCCGCGCCCTGCAATGCCGCCTCCGGGTGCAGGCGGTCCGCCTCCGATGGGGCCAGGCACTCCATTGCCTCCGGGTGCTGGTATGCCGATGCGCGCCAAGGGCGGTAAGGTCTCTAAAATGCAATTTGGCGCTGGCGGCGGTAAGGGAAGGCTGGAAAAACGTAACAATGCTGAGGCTGCTCCTTAATATTAATGTAAAGGGCTAAGATTTTTCTACGAACTGCATACTGCAAAGCATAAAGTAGAGATATTAAAGCGATAATCGCCCGGCTGGCCCGGTTTCATCAATGCAATGTTGATGAATTTTGATATCTCCGAATGGAGATGAATGAGTTCTAAATTTAGAGATATTCTGGAAAACCGCATCAAGGAAGAGGCTCTTGAGCGTGGTGACAATTTTGTCAATATGCGTAATGGCGATCCGCATGAAAACGGAATTCAGCGCGGATTTCTTATGGCGTTAAAAGAAGTTCTTACATGGTCTCAGGAAATTGAAAGGAAATTAAACGATGCCTGACTTTGCCAATCGACGTGAGCGTGATAATTATGGGAAGAATATTCATAAAACCAATGAATACTCAGCCAATCCACATAAGGCTATTCTTGATTTTATATCTCCATATCTGGATAGTGTCCGCTTATCGGCTGATAAAATGCTGGTTGCAACTTATCGTCAGCCTGAAAAGACTGAAGGCGGTCTTTATCGTACCGATGCGTCCATGGAAGAGGATAAATTTCAAGGAGCGGCTGGCTTAGTGTTAAAAATTGGCGCTGCTGCATTTAAAGACGATGCAAGCACTAGCTTTGCAGGATTTAAGGCTGAGCCGCTTGAGTGGATTACCTATAGGCCGGTGCATGGCTCTGCTCGTGAGATTGCCGGTCTTCATTGCAGATTTCTACAGGACATTCATATCGACGCGGTCATCGAAGATCCAACTTTAGTATGGTAAGAAAATGGTAGAAGTTCCCAAAGACGAGTCTAAATTAGCTGAAAACAATACTGTCATAATGTCATCGCCACAGGTTAAGCCTGAAGATGTTGTTATTGAACATGCCGGTGAGCCGGAAGGTACGCCTATTGGCGCGAATACTGCCAGAAAGCCCAAGGATGATCCGATTGCAGAATTGCGCAAAAATCAGGAATCTGCCGAAAGGGCATTGGCAGACGAAAAAGAGCGTCGCTTAGCGGCAGAACGGGAGCGTGATACTGCCCGCGCTCAGGTTAATGCCACGAGGGACACGCTGACAAAAGCTGAAAGCGAAAAAGTGGTGGCGCAGGAAGCTGCTATTTTAAATCGCGTAGAAACCGCCAAAGCTGAAGTGGAAAATGCGGAACGCGCGCTTGAAGAGGCCATTGATACGGGCAAACCCGCTAAAGAGCAAATTGCACTGCAAAAGAAGCTGGCTGAAGCTGTCTATAAGCAAAAAGGCGCAGAGGGAGCCAAGGCCCATTTTGACAACTGGAAAGAAAAAGAGAAAAATAAGCCGCAAGTTAAGACTGCCAATGATGACATGAGTCCAAAAGCGCGTGAATGGGTCGACTCCCATCCTAAATTTAATACGGATAAAAAATATAAGCGCATTGCAGTGGCAGCCCATGAAGATGCTATTGAAGATGGGGTTCCTGCGGATAGTTCCGAGTATTTTCGCCGCATAAATTCAGCTTTAGCTGAAGCTGGATATGACGATGAAAATTCTTCTTCCACCGTTGTTGCATCCGTGCGTAAAACCGCCTCCGGGACTTCGATGGCAGCCCCTGCCAGCCATGATTCGACCGGAGCTGGTGCGCGCGGCGGTAATGCTGCCGAGGAACAGCGCACAGGGCGAAGAACCTTTAAGCTTGACGGCAATATGCGTGAACAGGCTATTAAGATTTACGGCAAAAATTCAATGTTCAAGCTTTCTGATGGAGAGGCGTACAAGCGCTATGCAGCTCGTCAGTTAGAAATTAAAGATAAACGCGCTAACGGGGAGAAAATATAATGGTAGATATTCCGACAGCAGCCAAGCCTTGGGGTCAGCAAGCAACACAAGCGCCTGATGCGCTGGCAGTCCATCGCGGCAAACCGCTTCCGGAGGCAGAAATAAGCACAGCTTCTGTGCCGCGTAAGGCTATTTCACTTGCGGATTTTTCTGGAATTAAACGTGAAGTGGATGAGGCTAAGGACTTTTTATATGTCCCTAAAGAGCTTATCCCCGATGGCATTGCCATTGAATGGAAGCGCTCCAGCGTTTTAAATAAAGCCGATAAAAAGCATAGCGCGGAAGTATGGCGCGCCGGGTGGCGTTTTCTTCCCAGCAATTCTGATGGATTTGCAGAGCATTTTGCCTCTTTTGTCACGGGCGACATATTTGAATATGAAGGTCTGGTTCTCATGTATCGGCCCAAAACTATGAGCGATGCGGCTAAAAAAGAAGAAGGTCGCAAGGCTGGCGCTCTTGTCCAGGACAAGATGGCTGAAATGGGAATGACGTCGGAACATAAGGATATTCCCGGAAAAAGATTTGTGCTTGAACGTGGCTTTGAGGAAAAACTACAAGGCGGCAATCCTGCTGCTGTGTCCGTGCCTGAATAAATTAACTATTTAATGGAGATTAAAATGAACGCTATCTTTATTTTCTTTAAGAACGGCTGGGCAGGTTTTCTAAACTGGTTTGGCACATCTGCCGCTGTTGTTGTGTCAAATGCAAAAAGTATTATTGACGAACTTTCGCCTGTGTTTGAAAAAGATTTACTTGCCGATGGATCTGCGTTGCTGACTGGAATCACAACGGCAATCACGACTGGGGGGGATCCTATTGCAGGCATTGTAGCTGGTGCCGAATCTCTTTTGCCAGTCCTTGCTTCACAGGGAGTTTCGCTATCGCAGGAAGCGGCTGTAACGCTATCTGCGATGGTGTCTGCCAAGATTTCAGCCGCGCAGGCGGCTGTCAATGGCACCGCTGCTTCCGTAACGGCTGCATCTTAATTTTATGTCATTTCTTGCATCTGTTATCGAATGGGTAATTAGTTTTTTTGTAAAAGAGAAGCAAAAGACTCATGATGATCAGATGCAGGAAATGGGTGAATTAAAACAGCAGAATTCTGATAGCGAACAGTCTTTAAGGGCAGCTTGTGATGCAAAAACAATTCGTGATAAGATTATGTCTGAGCCTGATGGCGATGCAAATAAGTGGCTGCACGAAACAAAGCAATAATAATGATTTTTGTTTAGTCGCCAGCCCTGTTTATTTAGATTCTTCCGAGTTTTTGAGCGATATGAATGCGCGCAAATTAAAGATAGTCGATGTTTATGGGATATCGCATTGCGGATGGGCACCTCCAAAATGAGGATAGTCATCCTGATTCTTTTGCTATCAGGATGCGCCGAAGACGATAAATGGGATGCGCTATGGTTCCGCTATACACCTCTGCACATCCCGCCTAATAAATAGACCATAAAAAAATCTTTGCCTTAATGGCATAAAATGTTATTATAACCATTAATGAAGTTCACTTGCGCGCCGCAAGTGGTAAATTGAACGAGACCAACCCTCCGCGCCGGATGTGTTACTCATAGAACAAAAGAGTTTGTTCATATGGCTAATACTTTCGCTCCGAACGGCTTTAGCTTCGTTCGCAACTATTATAGCGGTGCCCCTACTTATCAGACTACGATCGCTGAAATTGCCAGCACCAATGCCAATTCCTTTGGCAAGGGCGATGTAGTAAAACTTCTCAATACTGGTTTTATTGACCGCGCGCTTACCACGGATAACCCCGTTTTTGGCGTTATTGACTGGGTCGAGTATTACGACACCGTCCAGCAGAAAAAAATTCGCACACTCGCATGGCTTGCTCCTGGCACTGCCCTTGCAAACAGTGTTTTTGCTTCAGTTATTACCGATCCACAGGCAGTGTTCGCTGTCCAGTCAGGCGATGGCGGCCCGGTGGTTCAGGCAAACGTTGGCCTGAATATTAACTTTGCAGCCAATGCGGCTCCCAATACAACGACCGGACTCAGCACGGCCTATGTAGATTTTGCTACTGTTTCTACAGCCAGCACTTATCCGTTCCGCATTCTGGGTATCGGTTATAACAATTACCTCGGCCCCATTGGGAACCTTGGTTATGACAATACACAGGCTAACAACACTATCGAAGTTATTGCCAATCCTACTGCTTGGTCGGCAACTAACGCAACCGGCGTATAAGGGGAATAGAGACCTATGGCCATATCACTTGCCTATATTAAAGATCTCCTCCTGCCGGGCGTCATGGAACTTCCGGGCATGTATGAACAGATTCCGATGCAGTGGTCGAAAGTCTACAGCAAAGGCACATCGCAGATGGCGGTCGAGCGCTCGGTCAGTATGCGCTATGTCGGTCTGCCGTACATCAAAGCAGAGGGTCAGGCAACCACCTTTGACAACAATTCCGGTCAGCGTTATGTTTATACGCAGGAACATCTGGAAATTGCGCTTGGTTACTCACTGACGCGCAAATCTATTGATGACAACCTTTACAAAACTGCCTTTGACCCGATGAATCTTGGTCTTCTGGAATCATTCCAGCAGGGTCAGGAAATCCTTGGCGCCAACCTGTTTAATACGGCGACCACCTATCAGACTCAGATTGGCGGAGATGGCGTATCGCTCATCAATACGGCTCATCCAGTTGACGGCGGCACGGTTGCCAATCAGCCTACGACTGATGTAGATCTTAACGAGACATCGCTTTATAATGCCCTTATTGCCATTCGCGCTTTCCGTAACAACGCTAACCTCAAAATCTTTGCGCGTGGCCGTAAGCTTCTGGTGCCGCCTTCTTTGGAATATGTGGCATCGCGCCTCACCAAAACAGAGCTTCGCCCCGGTACGGCAGATAACGATGTGAATGCACTTATTGCCACCGGTCAGCTTCCCGAAGGCTATGAGGTGATGGACTTCTTTACGTCCAATTACGCATGGTTTGTACTCTCCAATATTAAGGGGCTCATTTATCTTGAGCGCATTCCGTTTGAAACTTCCATCTGGACGGACGACACGACTGACAACGTTCTGGTGAAAGGTTATCAGCGTTATTCATTCGGGTACAATGACTGGCGCGCACTCTGGGGCACTGCGCCGCTTCTCTAAGGTTTTGTGTATATTAAAATTAGGAAATAGCCCATGTCAGCCACAGTAAATGCAGGACCGATGATTAGCGCTGGCAATATGCTGGACGCTTTATCAGGTGCGCCGCAAAATACAGACCCTCTTGCTGGCCCTGATATTACTTATCAGGCTGATGGATTTCCCGACGTTCGCTATTATCCCATGCCTAAAGATGCGCTCGATAATCCCGGAGTAATACCGACATTTTTTAATACGCCTGAAATTCTTTCGGTGAATTGCATTCCATCTACAGTTGGCACTGCAGGCGGTCCGGCGAATGTGGCGAGTCCGCAGCCCGCTATTAACGGCACGGCAATGACGCTTGCCACCAATGCTTCGGTCGGCATAACGTTGAATGTTCCTTACCGCAATTTTGCGACCGGTCTTGTGCAGACGGGTGCGCTTGCCATGGATCTGGGAATTGAGACTCCGACTGTTACTTCTGCCAATAAGACGGTAACTGTCGCCAATAGCTCTATTTACCGCAATGGCCAGCCGATTATTATAACCAATGTGGGTAACGCTGCTGGCACCACTCATTTGTTTACTTATGTTACCGGCACGCCGACCCCCACGACTATTACCATTGCAGACTCTCCGCTTGCCAGCAATTCTACGACCGCTCGTATCTGTTCTGGATTGCCTGGATGGGCCAATCTTAATGGCGCTACTCCTGCTATCCGCCCCACTTTTTACGCTCCTTATGTTGCAGGTGGCGCTGCCCTTATCTGGGATGAAACGCAGGCTTTGGAGCGTGGCATTGCCGTGACGGGGACGGTGGCAGCAACGGGCGGATCTTTCACGGTAAGAGGTGCTGACATTTACGGCCAGACGCAGAGTGAAATAATCACCATTGCATCTGGCGCGACAACGGGTAAATCAAAGAAATGCTATAAGATTATTAATTCGGTAACTCCCGGCTTTGTGGATAGCACCCATACTTATTCTGTGACTACGCAAGACTTGTTTGGCTTCATGTTCCGCTCGGATTTATGGGAAAATCTTTCTATTTTCTATGCCGGAAGCTTTATTATTTCAAACGTAGGCTGGACCGCGGGCGACCAGACCAGTCCCGCCACTACGTCAACTGGCGATCCGCGCGGAACCTATGCGCTTCAGACTTCTTCGCAGGGGATTAACAGGCTTGCCTTTTATCAAACGCTTCCGTTTAGCAATTCTGGAAAAGCATCGCCGCAGACTCCGCAGTACCTCTACGGCACAACTCCGGTATAAGGTAAAATGCAATGGCAGTCTCGCAACCCCTAAAAGGCGTTTCGGGGTACAAGGGATTGTCCAGTGTCCCCAAGGGCGTAAGCGGCTCTTTGGGGGTAAGTGCATATTCACCTGTCATTAATTATAATTTTTTGTTAAGTTCCATTCCCCCCTCTTTGACGTATTCCCGTGCTTCCAATGCCACTTATTATAATTCTGCGGGAGTGTTGGTAAGTGCGGCAAATAATGTACCGCGCTTTGATTATAACCCGTCCACGCTGGTGCTCAATGGCCTGCTGATGGAACCCAATGCAACCACTAATCTGGTGGAGCATTCCATTCCGGACAGCGGCACTTACTGGTCGTTCAACTCTGCGAGCGCAACCACGGCGGCAACGATTTCACCTGATGGCCTGATGGACGCCACTTCGCTTATCGATAACGCCGCAAACGATCGCCATTACACCCAGTATACGCCGGGCACGAGCTTTGCTTCGGGCACTACCTATACTTTATCCTGTTTTGCAAAAGCTAATGGGCAAAGCGTAGTCCAGCTTACCTATGGCGTGAGCGGCTTTGCTTCTACGCAGTATGCCAACTTCAACCTCGCCAACGGCACGGTAGGGGGTACGGGAAGCACAAACGTTGCGCAAAGCATACAGGCGCTTTCCAATGGCTGGTATCGCTGCTCGCTGACGGCTACGGCCAACGCAAGCGCTGCCGCTGTGGTGGCACTAGGGCTTGTCAACAATGTTACCAGTGCGGCGCGGCTTGCGGTTTATTCCGGTGGCACGGGAACCGGTGTCTATGTTTTCGGCGTGCAATGCGAGGCCGCCCCCTCTGCAAGTTCTTACCTGCCTACGACCGGCAGCACCGTCACGCGGGCGGCGGATAGCCTTTATACGACAAACCTGTCTTTCTATAATACCACCAAAGGCACGCTTCAGACCGAATGGATCATGGAAGGCACTGTCAATGCCTTTCCCAGCACCGCCTGCTTTGTCGGTTCAAGCACAGGAACGGATTTTATCGACGGCGGCGAGTTTAGTATCCCGGCAGGCCAGAATCCATCTATATCGGCGGCAGGGGTTGCGGTAGCGGGGGTCACTACAAGCAGCGGTTCATCACCCTTATCCGTTGTCACCGGAAAAGTCTATAAAATGGCTTCTTCATGGGCAGTGGGGCAGGTCATTAATTTTGCGGTAAACGCCACTAATTATACAGGCTCTTCTACAGTATCAGCCACCCCTACTATAGTGCAGTTCAATATCGCTTCCGGCGCAATGCATTACCAGACTCTGCCCAATATGTGGATTCGCAAGGCCAGCTACTGGAATTATCAGCTAACCCCCTCACAATTAGCGAGTATAACGACATGATAAATGGAACGGATTACTACCTATGCGCTGCAAGCTATGACCTGCTGGCAGGGATGCTCACCACCGTACAGGGCGGTTTCATACAGCTCGCCTATCAGAATGTTATCGGCCCCATGCAGGCAAACAACCTTTGGTATGTGGCTATACGGATAACCGACGGCAGCGTGATAACCCTTCCAACCGGCGTGGCGGAAGATGATATTAATGGCCCGCTGGTGCTGGGCGTATGGGCTTAATTTAAGGGTTTGAAATGTCTTTACTGAGCAGGATAGTGATATTGGACATTCTTTATATAATGCTGTATTATTGATAAATAATTTATTAAAAGAGACAAGCAATGCGCCCTCAGATTACAAGCATGAGTCTTGCTTCAGGAGCCAGTATTCCTGTTGTTTATGACATCTTCCACAGCCCATTTAATGTCAGCTTGTTTTGCGTCGTAGGAACGGGGAATATTAACTACACCATACAGCATACCGGCGATGACATTACCAATATTGGCGCTGTAGCCTGCACATGGTTCCCGCATGATAATAGTGATTTGGTAAACGCAACGACCAGCCAGAATGATAACTTTACTTTCCCTGTGTCTGCATCAAGAATTTTTGTAAATTCTATTGGCACTTCCGGAGCCGAATCTGTAAAAATGACTTCCATCCAGGCTGGCAGTGCTGGCGGACCAACATAGGTGCTAATAAATGACCGGCACTAACACTACTTTTGCTAATGATATACTTAATTTGATATTTGAAGGAACTGCAATAGCAGGCGTGGCGCAAAATGCTGCGGCTCCCATTACCAATCTTTATATTTCCCTGCATACAGCAGATCCTACTTCGGGGACTCAGAGCACAAGCGAAGCTCAGTATGTAAGCTATTCCCGGCAAGCAGTGGCGCGCTCAGCGGGCGGATGGACTGTCAGCACCAACACAGCTATTCCAGTGGCCAATATCAACTTTCCTGCTGCTACCGGCGGAAGCGAAACAGAGGCCTATGCTGGAATTGGAGCAGTTTCCAGCGGTAACGGACTTTTATTCTTTGCAGGCTCCATATCTCCGACCATCGCCGTGTCAAGCGGGGTAACTCCGTCTATCACAACCGCCTCAATTTTGACCTTGAGCTGAACAATGAACTTTCTTGAATCTATGGTTATAGCGAAAAATGAAGGCGAAAGTGTCAGGCGAAAAATATGGCACGAAAATCATGCGTGCGTAAGCTTTGGCAATGGAGATTTGCTCTGGCAATCACGGGATCATGCCTCGCAGCATTACCATCCTATGCATAATGATATTTTTGCAGAAGACTGGGAAGTGGTATTATGAAGGCATTTGCATCAATTCACAGCGCCAGGCCTTCCTCTCAATCCGACAATGAGGTGGAATATGAGGGGTACTGTCGTATTCCGGCAGACTGCGAAATTGGGTCATTGTATATACAATTAAAATTTCCTGAAGTGCTGGAAAATTCTGAATTTGTTATGACGCATGTTTCTATCGGTCCGGAAGAAAATAAGGACGGTGAAATATTTTTGTCGCTTTCCTGCCTCCCCCATGTTCCGCTAAAGATTATGCAGTCCGGCAAGACTCCTACTGTGATAATAACCTACCCCGATACGCTGGCTAAATCGGCCAGAATAGCCCATCAGATGGTAGCTTTGGGAAAGATAAAAACCTCAGAAATGGAGCCGAAATTTTTCGAGGAAGTTAATAACCATTTGCAGGCCCATGGCATCCCTGTTTTAACTGTCAATCGCAGTGCAAGTGCGGGTTGGGTGGGAAAAATGGCTAATATGCCAAGCTTTGGCGGCATAAATTAGATAATGCAAATAGCGGGAAACAGTGTTAAAATAGCATATTATTTAGTCTATAATTCTTAAGGAGAATTGCGATGAAAGCGTGCAAAAAGGGCGGAAAAGTAGAAGAACATGATTATCATGAAGAAAAAGAAGATAAGAAAAAAATTGATACCGGTGAAGATGGCGAAACTCCTGATGAACCGCTAAAAAAAGGTGGCAAAGTAAAAAAAGCTCATCACGCTCATGGCGGCGCTGCAAAACATCGTCTTGATAAGCGTGCGCGCGGTGGCAAGGTAACTTCGCCCAGCCATCCTCTTTCTGGCGCAGCTCCAACGAAAATGCGCAGCGGTTTTAGCGAAAAGCAAAAGATTGGCAAACAGAACGATTAACATGGCCGATGAACCTGATGATATCGGTAGCAGTGAGCCTGACGATGAAGGTATTGATGCCGATAAAAAACCGCCACAGAAAAAGAAAAAAGGCGGCAAGGTTCATGGCGAAAAGCCTAAGCACAGGCTAGATAAAAAGGCGCGTGGCGGAAGTATTCATATTAAGCCGGAGAATAAAGGCAAGTTTACCGCGAAGGCGAAGGCGGCTGGCAAGACTGTGCATGAATATGCTGAAGAAAAGAAAGATGCTGGCGGCACTCTGGGCAAGGAAGCCAATTTTGCTGCCAATGCAGCTAAATGGAAAAAATAACATTGCGCCTCGGCGGCGAGGCCGCAAACTGAGAGAGCGCAATGGCAAGCACCAGTGGATCCAGCAATTACTTTCTTTCTAATGCGGATATCCTCATTGAAAGTTTTGACCGAATTGAACTTCGCCCACCTGCGCTGACGGGTGAACATATTATATCCGGTCGCCGCTCGCTCAACCTTGAAATGGCATCATGGGGTTCGGACGTTCCTCTTTTGTGGAAAGTGGATTCCACGCCAACTCTTATACCGCTTCAGCAAGGTGTGTCAGTCTATAATCTCCCGACCGATACCGTGACCATGCTGGACACATATATCCGCACCTTTCAGCTTTCCAATCAGTTTAATGTTGCTCCTTATTTTACCACAACCGCAGGCAGCAATATTATCACTGCTGTAATAAGCAGCAGTGGCCTCTTACCGGGATACTGGTTCCAGATCGTCACTCCTGTCTATATAGATGGGCTTTTACTGTTTGGATATTATCAGGTCATTGATGTCTACAATGCCAATACATTCACTTTTCAGGCCTCAGGAAATGCGACTTATGGCGTAACAGGCGGTGGCACGCTTGCCGTATTTACGACCACCTCTGCAAGCTCAAGTGTACTGGTTACACTCAATAACCATGGCTATGCTGCAGGACAGATATTTAATGTCGGCGCCACAACATCGGTAGATGGTCTGACACTTTATGGCGCATATAATATTACTAGTGTTATAGATCTTAATAATTTTACCATACAAACCTATACTCCGGCATCGTCCAGCACCTTTGCATCTGAGAATGGCGGCCTTTTGCAAGTGCAGGCGCAGTCTTACAGCGTAGATCCCATTGACAGGATATTGACGCCGATTGGCCGAACGGACTATGCGCAGTTTCCCGACAAGTTTACACAGACCATCCCCTCGCAATATTTATTCATGCGCAATGTGAATCCTACGGTCACACTTTATCAGGTCCCCGATGGCAATGGGCCATACGTGCTTTGCACTTATCTGATGCGCCGCATTCAGAATGCGGGTGTTGGTATGGGGGAGATACCTGATATCCATTTTCTTGCATTGGATGCAATATGCGCGCGTATGGCAGCAAGACTTGCAGTAAAATATGCTAAAGCGATGTTGCCAGTATTGCAGCCACTGGCTAAAGAAGCGTGGGACAACTTCATTGAAGAGAACAGAGAGCGCGCAGAAGTTTTTTTGGCGCCAAATTTGAGCCCATTTTGGAATATAGGAGGATAGCATGGCATGGCGCTATCACGGTTCCTATTCGCCCGATCCATATGCGGGCAGAGCCCATGGCTCATGTGATCGCTGTACTCAGCAATGGGAGCTCAGCAAGCTTCAATATCAATATGAGTATCGTGGCGATACCCTGACCAATACGCGCTTCCGCGTATGCCCGCCTTGCATGGATAAACCGTATGAGGGCTATCGCCCTGTTAAGCTGCCTCCCGACCCGGTGCCGGTTTTAGATCCTCGTGTGGAACCCTTTGCCATTGAAGAAAACGCGGGCGGACCTACTCCGGTTTATAATCAGCCAGGACTTTATTGGGATGAGGGTGATGCGGAGTGGGAACCGTGAGTACCAGCACTATAAATCCAAACGTCCCGTTGCCCGGTAATCCGGTTTCATCCAGCGTCATACGTAATAATTTTTTAGCAGCATTTAATGATATTAATGCACTTGGCGCCAGCATTGCCAATACCTCCGGCAATGCTACTGCTATACAGAATATCCCTGTGTCGTCAACTGTTCCATTGACCGGTCAGATATTGGCTTACAATGGCTCGCAATACTACCCACAGGTTCCGTCTGTAAATGCCCAGAATGTTGTTGGCAATAGCGGTACAAATGTTTTGCCTGCAAATGTTTTTCCAAGTTATCCGACTTATACAGATTCCATAAACTATTTTACATGGGCGAATATAAGTAAAATCACGTCTTCGGATGTAACCACTTCCGTCCAGCAGTTTCTTTTATACTGCCAGCTTGTCGCGTTAACTATGAAAGCAGGGAGCGGTACGGACGGATTGATTCAACGCGCTTCGGTCAATGCCTATTTCCCACGTGGTTCTTATCCGGTTTCCTGTCCTGTTATCATTCCTGAATATGTCAATATGGTTATGGATGGTTTTTGGGTCCGCACCGGTTCGAGCGGAACGGTTACTGGCTTTTACACTGGAGACACAACTACCAAAGCATTGGCAAATCTTTACCAGCCCACTGTCATTCTCGTCCCCCGTTCGCACGCTCGAAGACTTAATATTATCTGCAACAGCAATGGTAGTGATCGGGGTTCAGGCATGGCGGTGGGCAAGAACTGGACCATGGCAGCACTTGGAATTACGAGCGGAGGAACTGGGTACTCAGTGAATGACGTTCTGACGTTTAGCCGGCCATCAGTTGCACCCTATGTAGCTGCCACTGCAACAGTAGCAAGTGTTAATGGAAGCGGGACGATAACAGGAATAAACCTAACTGTCGCTGGGGCTTATGCGCTTCCTCCGGTTCTCCAGGCATACCAATGGACAGCGGCCAATGGGTTCTCGGTCTTTGACGCTAATGGGAATATTAGTGTTACAGGCGGAACTGGATCCGGGGCTTCTATTTCCAATACATGGGTGGCTGACTGGACTGTCTCTGGAGGAAAAACCTACCTTATGGGGTATGGCAGCGTCATTTCCGATTATATTATTGATCATGTAAATATCGTTCAGTCAGCGCGCAGTTTTGACTCTACCTATGGCCCGACATTTAATTGCCAATTTTACGGATTGAATGGAAAATTGGGTGAGTTTGAGGTTCAGTTGGCTTTTTATGGATTCATATTTAACTTTTGCTCTGATCTTCATATTACCAAGCTTAATCCGGTGCAATGTGAGGCCGGGGTGTATATGGAAAATAGCTCAAATATTCACTGCCCCCAGGTAATTATAGATACGCCAACGGGCGCGTCTTCGGCGATGTTAATTGACGCAAGTTCGTTAATAGATTTGCGTGGCACTATATTTTTTCATAGTTTGTCGAATTTAGGATCTCAGGGGCCTGCGGCGATTGCTATAGGCAGTATTCTTACAACTGTAAGCGAGAATATACGACTAAGTTTCAGTATGCTTTCTGCAGGCAGCGGTGGAGATGCAAGCCATGTTTCAAGTATTGGAGCCCCTGCTATTTCGCTTGCTTACGTAAGTTGCTATGACATTGACATCCCCGCAAGCAATCGTGATGCTGGTTATGGAAGCGTATTTTCGGTAATAAATAAAATAGCGACTTTCGGATCTGGCGTTGGCTATGGAAGGGTAAAGGGGTCTATTGAGCTGACATATAATTCCATTACGTCCGGCGTCATACCATCCACCTGTGAACTGGATGTCTGGGACTCTGATGTGAATATAACGCCGGGAAGCATCACAGTCACTATTGGCGGCACAGCAACTAATAATGACGTGCTGAAATTGATTATCAGCAATCCGGTGCTATCCTATACCTATAATTACCCACGCACAATAACTTCAACGGTTACATCCGGGGCAACTACGGCAAATATGGCTGCTGCATTGGTTGCTGCGATAAATTCTGATTCGATGGTGACTTCTACCGGCATGACCGCTTCAAATTCCGGAGCTATTATTACTATCCAGCAATTTGGGGCTGATGCCAATAACACTACTTTTGCCGGGTCTGTAGTGGGAGCAGGGACTGAAACAATTACAGTTTCCAACTCAGGGGCAATGAGTGGCAGCATTTCAGGCGGGACGCTTATTTCCGGGGGGGTGTATAAAATAACGGGCAGCGGCGCTCCATCGAGCGGCTCCTACGGCACAGGATATCTTAAGGCTGGAACCGGGAGTGAATACACTGATAGCAATGCTGGCATAAAATATATTAATACAGGAACAGCGGCAAGTCCGTTATGGACTTCACAAAAAAGCGGATTGGTGCCCAGCGGCACATTTGCCGCCAAGCCTTCTGCTTCCAATGCGCAAATCTACTATGCTACAGATCTCGGCACTTCCGGAGTACTTCTTATCTCTAACGGCTCTTTATGGAAGCCAGCAACCGGAGAAGCGGTTATTGCGCAAAACTATGTGAGCAATAGCCTTACAGGAACTACTGCCGAAGTATCTCTTGCCAACGTTACTATTCCCGCTGCATTATTATCTGCCAATGGATCATTGCGACTGACCAGCATATGGACGGTAACCAATAATGCAGATAATAAAACCATTAATATACGCTTTGGCAATGTTTCAGGTGCCGGACAGGGCAGCTTATTCCTTGGGACTACCGTAACTGCCATTGCCAGCGGGAGATTCCAGCAGCAAATAAGCAATAGAAATTCAGTAAGTTCTCAGGTGGGGGCCGGATCGCCTAATTCTGGCTTTAGTAATTCTGGTGCTGCAAACGTTACAACGAGCTATAATACTTCAACGCAGGCAATGTATTTCAACATTGATGGGGTGCTGGCATCGGGAACAGATACAATTACCCTCGAAGGATATACACTTGAATGGCTGGAGCCATAGGGACAGAAAATGAGCATAGCATATTCGGATTTAACGACTGCACTGGGTGAGCTGATGGTAGTGACAATTACCAACTCAGCTTCAGCCACGCCATCTAATGATACTAATTTCAACAATATTCTCCCACGCATTATTGAAGCGGCAGAGCAGCGTATCTACCGCGAACTGGATTTCCTCTACGACCGCACTACAGATTCCAGCACATCCCTGCAGTCCAACAGTCGTTCTATGGCGCTACCTACTGCAAACACCTTCGTTGTGGTGCAAGGGGTAAACGTTATTACTCCTGCCGGTGCCCAGCCTTCATCCGGAAGTCGCAATCGACTGGAAATGATTTCTAAAGATGTGATGGACATTATCTGGCCCGTTGAGCAGGGCGGCGCAACGTATAATGCCATACCTACTTATGGATGCCTTTTAAATACGAATACGCTTCTGGTCGCCCCGACTCCCAATGCTAACTATGTGTTGGAATATACAGGAATTACGCGTCCACCTGCCATGTCGTCTACCAATACAACTACTTACCTTGGCACTACCTATCCCGATCTGTTTCTCAATGCCTGCATGGTATTTGGTATGCTGTATCAGAAAGATGCTGATTTGCCACAAGGGGCGCCTGCAGGCGCAGACGTGACGAAGTGGGAAACGGAATATCAAAAAGTTAAAGCTTCTGTGCTCAGTGAAATTCAACGCCAGAAAAATCAAGGCCAGAACTGGTCCAACTATTCTCCTGCACCGGAGAGTCAGCCTCCGAGACCCTGATGCCGCAAACACCGTTAAATATGCTCCCAGGGGTTAATGCGGAAAAATCAAAAACCTTGAATGAGGCAGGCTTTTCATCATCGCAGCTTATACGCTTTTTTCAAAAGATGGCTCAGAAATTAGGCGGGTGGTCACGTCTTTCATCCACCGCCCTTATAGGAACTTGCCGGGGATTATTCGCATGGGCATCCCTTAACGGCGATGGCTATATAGCAGCAGGTACTGAGCAGCGTTTAGAAGTCTGGAATGAAGGCGCGATTTACGATATTACTCCTATTTATGCGACTAATAATTTAGGTTATCCTGCGCCTTTCTCCACTTATAGCGGCCAGGCGACGATAATTGTTTATGACCCCAATACCAGCCCGTCATCTGGCGATTGGGTAAATATTGCATCCGATGTGGCTATTGGTGGCATTGTCCTGCAGGGACTCTATCAGGTGCAAAGTGTCATTGATGGCACTCATTACACTATCACTGCAGCATCTGCCGCTACCTCGCATGTGATAGCGGGTGGCGTGACATCGCAATTTCATACGTACAACGGCCAAAGCACAATTGTCGTTACCCTTGCAAATCATGGCTATACGGCAACTACTTCGATATATACAGTCTATGTTTCCACTACAATTGCAGGTATTACATTAAGCGGACCTTATATTGTTCAGTCTGTGCTGAATTCCAGCACTTTTACCATATCTCAGGTGGTTGCCGCCAACTCCACTACTATTGGATATGAAAACGGTGGCTATGTAAGAATTCAATATCTCTTACAGACGGGAGCAGTGTCCAGCACTCCAGCTATGGGATGGGGAGAGGGAGGGTATGGCCTTGGCCCCTACGGCATAGGAGCATCATCCAATATAGGAACGCAACTGCGACAATGGACTTTTGGCCAGTTTGGCCAGATATTAATTGCCTGCCCCATTGGCGGATCTATTTACGAATGGAATCCAGCTTCTGGCTTCTTTGAAAATCAAGCTGTTATTTTATCTGGGGCTCCCGCCATAGCCACCGGAATTTTTGTTGCCATGGCCCAACAGCAGATTATCGCCTATGGAATTATAGATCCCAATACCATGGCACAGGACCCTATGCTTATCGGCTGGTGCGACGTGGCTAATTTCAATAGCTGGACAGCCACAGCTACCAATCAGGCTGGCACGTTCCGGCTTTCAAGGGGGAGTCGTATTGTCGGCGCATTGCAAGGTCCGCAATATGCAATGCACTGGACTGATCTTGGTGTATGGCTGCAGCAGTATATCGGATTTCCGCTTGTTTATGGATTTAATGAAATAGCGCAGGGGTGCGGCCTTATTTCCATGCGGTCGGCTGGTGTGCTTGGCGGCGTTGTCTACTGGTGCTCAATTAACCAGTTTTATTTATTTAATGGCGCTGCTGTTTCCCCGTTATCCTGCGCCGTATGGGATTTCTTTTTCCAGAATGCAAATTTTTCCGAACAGGATAAGTTTTTACTTGCCCCCAATAGCCACTTTAATGAATTCTTTTACTTCTTTGTTTCTTTATCGGGAAGCGGGGAAATAGATTCTTATATCAAATTCAATCAGGTGGATAGCGCGTGGGATTATGGAACGTTGATAAGGACTGCGTGGTTTGACCAGAATGACGTATTGTCCAATAATCCCATCGGGGTTGACGGCAATGCTCTGATTCAGCAGCATGAAAACACCAATGATGCTGATGGCTCGCCCATGACATCATCTATAACGACCGGTTTTTTTAAGCTGGCGGAAGGTCTGGTTATCATCTTTCTTGAGCGCATGATTCCTGACTTTGTGGCTACGACCGGAGCCTCTATACAGATAACAGTTAATATGGTAAACTATCCTGACGATACTCCTCTGTTTTCCAAGACTTTTACATGGATAGCCGGAACGACTGAATATATTATTGTGCGTGGACGCGGGCGATTTGCCCAAATCAGCATGAGCAGCAGTGATTCGGGAAGCTTTTGGAGGCTGGGAGAGTTTTTATGGATTGGAACCGGATCTGGAAGACGCCCGTAACATGACAGACAATCCTAATCAAAATGCGGTAAACGCCCTCAACCAGATTTCATTGCAATTAGCGCAGCAAACAAAAACGATAAACAATGTATTCCCGCAATTTATAGGCACGGCTGCCAGCGTGACGTCAGGCGGCATAATACCCTTAAATTTAAAGGGATATGCAACAGTGAATTTACCGGGAATCGGCACGGTAAAATTAGGATATTATGGCGATTGAATATAGGGCTATACGCGCATGACGAGCACACCAAATAAGGGGTATACACTGCAACAGACCGGAACCAATTCCGGCACATGGGGGGTTGTCCTCAACAGTATTCTATCTGCTATTGACAGCAATTTAGGCGGAACATTGTCTCTTAGTGTTGCTGGCAGTTCCAATGTAACGCTTACCACCTCACAGGCGCAAAATCTTATTTATAATTTTACCGGAGCGTTGACTGGAAACATTAATGTCATATTTCCTGCGCAGGGTGGATTTTATTTTATCAACAATCAGACTACAGGAAGCTATACGATTACTATACAGGCTGGCAACAGCACTGCAGGACTTGTTGTCCCGCAGGGAACGCAATCGCCTGTTTATGTAGATAACTCATCTGGGCCGCCTACTGTTGGAGGGTTGACAGGCACGCAGTATGTATATTCGCTTGGAACTATCGCAGGAACTGCGAACGCCTTAGCCTGTAGCGTTACCTACCCATCCAATTTTCAGCTAAACCCCGGAACTCTTATAACGTTTACCCCTACTGCAGACAATACAGGTTCCGCTACACTTGCTATTAATGGCGGAACTGCATATCCGCTACAAACTCTTGGGGCGGTAGGGTTGGTTAATCTTGTCGCCAATCAGATATTTGCAGGAACTCCCAATTTAGCTTATTGGAATGGCTCCGTCTGGGTGCTTTTAAACGTTATTTTCTACGGAACTCCGACTCAGACATCTGCTAATGTTTCTTTGAGTTTTGCGAATCTCTTTGAGCCAATAATCGCAACTTCTGCAATTAATATAACGCTGCCGCAGGTTTCAATCAATCTGGCTTATTATTTTTCCTGCAGTGTCACGGCGGGAGGGGGGCCTGTCACGTGGATACCATACAGTACTGACGTTATATGGATTAACGGGTTTGCATTGCCAGCAGGCGGAAGTTATGTTCAGCCCAAGGGTTCTGTTTCTTATTTTGTCACGGATGCTAATGGCAATATTTATCTTTCTGTCATCAACAACAACCTTTCTTCGCTATCCACATCTTCAATGTATGGATTAACCGCGCCAGCAGGAACAAGCACTAATTTGCTTGCTACTACCGCTTTTGTGAATAGCACGGCTCTTACGCTTGCCAGCGGATCTACAGCTGTTACCCAAACTGCTGCAGACAGCTCCACAAAAGTTGCCACCACTGCTTTTGTCTCTCCAAAAGCATGGGGGTATTTTACATGGAACGGCAGCTCATTAAGTGTAATAAAGAGCTTAAACATAACATCTATAATTCGCAGCGGCCCTGGCATTTATGTGGTGACTATGACCAATCCATTGTCAGATTCTAATTATGCGGTTCTGGTGTCGCCCGATGCAGGCGCCACTGCTGCCATAGTAAGTTATGCCACTAGCAGAAGCAGTTCTTCCCAATTTACTATTACAACGGTAATTGTGACAAATAGCGCAGGAACGGACCCTGCTGGTGTAAATTTTGCTGTTTTTGACTAGGACATTGACATGCCAATAGCAATACCTGGAGATGCCCCGTTAAACGTCAAGCGAACGCTAGGAAGCCTTGTTCCCCATCCTTCTGCCATTGGCAAGGTAATGGGCGCAAAGACCGGCATTGCCGCACCGCGTATGCATCTGGCAGGCGGCGGCATAGCCAACGCTGAAAACATTGGCGCCAATATGTTCCAGCCTATCGGCGCCAATAGCGCAATCCCGAATGCTGATGTTAGTTTTATAACGTCGCCACAACTTAGTGTCGGTCAAGGGCCTCCTAAGGAGCAATCTCCGCAACCGCAAAAGCAATCAAGCGGCATACAGGATATTGCGCAGACAGGCGCAGCAGCTAACAGCCTTGTTAATGCAGGAAGCGGTCTATCGGACGCAGCTAAATCTGCGTATGGCGGAATCGGCCAGTTCTTTTCAGGAGCTAACCCCAGTTTGGCAGGAAGCATTCAGAGTGGATTAGCTGGCAATGGCTATGGCGGGGTATTAAGCGGGGCAAATGCTCAGTCTGCTGACCCATTTATGAGCACGAACAGCTTCGCACCCGGCATGTCTCTTGATACTCTTGGAAGCAGCTCTGCTGCTGCAGATGCTGCTCTTCCTGCTGCGGCAGAAACTGCAGCGGCGGCCACTACAGATGCGGCGGCAGCAGACGGAGGCGCAGAGGCTTTGGAAACCTTATTTATGCTTGCAGCTAAAGGAGGTGCAATTACTGAACGCGCAGATGGCGGCGAGGTAAATGATTTAACCAACTCCCTCATGCGCCGTGAAGCAGGTGAGACTTATCATCCCGGCGGCCTGCTTAATAGCGCGGGGCCGGGACGCACTGATACCATAAATACTAATGTTCCAACAGGTGCGTATGTCATCCCTGCAGATGTGGTTTCTGGTCTTGGCGAAGGAAATACGCTTGCCGGGTCTGCTGTAATTGATCGTATGTTTAGCTCTCAACCGCATGGCGTCAAAGCGCCGAACATTCGTGAAGGCCGCGGTGTAAAAATTCCCAATCCCCCGTCTTCTGAACCTAGGCAACCTCCCACAGGTGTGCAATCTGGCCCAACAGTGAATACTGCGGCCATTAATAGTGCCGGAACCTATGCAAAGGGTGGCAAGACTGACGATGGCAAGGCTCCTGTCGTGGTTGCGGGCGGCGAACACGTGCTCTCGCCTCAGCAGATTATCAACAAGTTTGGCAGCTTAAAAAGAGGGCATAAAATCCTTGACCACTGGGTAGTATTGCAAAGGCAGAAAATAGCCAAAGAAATGCTATCATTGGCCCATCCTGTGGGCAGCAAGGTAAAAATATGACATTCCCTAGCCCCGTTTCCAATGTCAGATTCTGCAATGAAGGCGACAGGGATAATCTTTTGGCTTTTGTTCGCGCTGGCCATGATGAAAGCGCCATGTTCACTCTTAGCGATGAAAAGGTCAGACGTGTTATTGACCATGGAATAAATCCACCCAGAGATGGCAATGGCAGCGTTGTCCATCTGGTTATGATTGGCATTATTGACGCGCCTGATAACAAGGGGATAGCTGCAAGTCTTGCAGTGGAATATACCCAGCCATGGTACAGCGATGACTGGGTTCTCTATGAACTTTGGAATAATGTTCATAAAGATTACCGCAAATCTACCTATGCCCAGGATTTAATCAAATTTGGCAAATGGGTGTCCGATTCCACGCAGCGCCCGCTTGGTATGCAGATTTACACGACAGAGCGTCTTACGCCGAAGATAGAATTGTATCGTAGAAAAATGCCGCAAGTCGGGGCGCTTTTCGTGTATAATATGCATTTAGCAGGCGGGCCTGCAATTAATAAGGAGTAGAAAATTTGTCAGGCGGCGGTGGAACTACAACCTCAAATACTAGCAGCACAGTCCCTCCGGACGTGTTGGCTGAGTACAATCAAGTAACTCAGCAGGCCAATCAGGTTGCCAGTCAACCGCTCAATCAATATGGCGGTCAAATTGTCGCGGGCACTACTCCTGAAGAACAGAGTGCATACAATACTATTGACAATATGCAGGGCATTACTGCGCCCTATACTCAGCAGGCCAGCAATCTGCTGGGGCAGGCAAGCCAGACTATCAATCCGCAGACTGTCACCGGATCGCAAATACAGAGCTATGAAAGTCCCTATACTCAAAGCGTGCTCAATACAACGATGGCCGCTGAAAACAACCAGGATGCGCAACAACAAGCACAGCTTCAGGGCAATGCTATATCCAGCGGCGCGTGGGGCGGCGATCGTTCTGCTGTCGCGCAGGGCATCTTAGGCGGCCAACAGGCGCTTGCAAATAATGCTACTAATGCCGGTATTGAAAATGCAGGCTATACTACAGCAGAGCAGGAAGCCAATACTGAGCAGCAAGCTGGCCTTGGCGCTCAGGAAGCTAGCCAGTATTTGCAGGAAAGCGCCGGACTTGGAGAAAACCAGCTTGGAACTTCAGCCCTCAGCAATGGCCTCACCGGAGCAAGCGCCCAGTTAAATGCCGGTCAATTGCAGCAACAGCAGGCTCAGGCTGAGCTTAATGTCCCCTATGAGCAGTTCCTGCAGGAGCAGGCTTATCCCTTCCAGACTACAGGATGGCTTGGCAATATCGCTGAAGGCATCGGAAGCAATGAGGGCGGCTCCAGCACAAGCTCCACTACTCAGCCTTCAGAGGGATTATTTAAACGTGGCGGCGGAATCACTGGCAAGAAGCATTATGACTCCGGAGGCGCGGCATCTTACACCTATGACCCGGAAAGCGGAACCTACTTTAACAATGCTTCGCCGGGCTCTGTAGGTGTTTATAGTGCAGGCGATATTCCTTCTGGCGCTACGGTAAACACCCCTAACGGCGTAGGCTGGTCCGGGGACTTGCCCGCAGATTTACAGCCGCAGGCAGCAGCAACTGCGCCTACAGCTGCGGCTGCACCAGCTTCGATATCGATGCCAACTGCGCCAACCTATGCTCAATTTCTGGCAAGTGGAGCGGGCAATTCAGGCAAAGCATATACCGGAGGGATTGTTGCTGGGTTAAATTCAGCAAATCAGGCTGATTTGAACAATATCTATAGCGCAAAAGCTGCAAAAGGCGGCGGCATTATACCAAAGAGAGATGCCGGAGGTGTCACCCCTTTTACCCAGACAACCAATCCGCTGCAAAATAACCAAACAAGCAATTATTCACAAATGACTCTGCAGCAACTCCAGCAACTTGCTCAACGTCTGCCGCCCGGCACTCCGCAGGGACAGGCCGTGCAGGCTGCGCTTAAGCAAAAAGAATATATGCCAAACGTTGGCAGCGGCGCTATGGCGCGCGGCGGCATTGTGCCTAAACATTTTGACGCAGGCGGCAGCGATGATAGCAATAGCGGGGGCATTATGCCAGCTATCGCTCAAGTAGAAAGTGGTAATAATCCTGATGCAGTTTCTCCCGCAGGTGCGTTCAGCGCTTATGGAATTATGCCAGCAACGGCAGCAGACCCTGGGTATGGTGTGACTCCGTATCAGGGTCCAGGAGATGAAAGGCGATTTGCCAGCGATTACCATAATGCCATGCTTAATCATTTTAACGGCGATGAAAATATGGCCTTAATGGCTTATAATGGCGGCCCAGGAAGACTCGATAATGTCGCTAACGGCAATTCATCAGTCTCTGACTTGCCATCTGAGACACAGGCATACCCAGACAAGGTAATGGCCGCAATGGGCGATGGTCAGACTTCAGCAAAAAATGATAATATGCCGCCCCCCACTCCCCCTACCAATGCTCCTGACCATCCTGCCAATACATCCGGATACCTTGAAGACATGCCTCAGCCGCATCAGGCTAATCCATGGCTTTCCGTTGCCGCAGGCGTTCTTGGCACACTGGCGGGTCGCTCGCGCAATCCCCTTGTTGATATTGGCCAAGGTGGATTGATTGGCATTAATAATTATGCTGAACAGCAAAAAAATGCTGATCAGGAAAATTATCAGCAGGGGTCATTTCACCAGAATGCGCAAAAACTGATGGATGAAGCTGAAAATACCAAGAACCAGTTTGGCGAAGAGAAATTAAAGGATGCTAATCAGGCGCAGTATCAACAAGGTGAGCTTGGCGTTCGCCAACAGGAGCTTCAGCAAAACCGCAATGAAGTTATCAAAGATATGTTTGGCAATCCAACAGGGACGTTCAACAAAACAACTGGAAAATTCATCCCCATGGATTTTACAGGAAATTCCGGGGGTGCTGGGGCGCAGGGCGCGCAGAGCAATAGCGCTCCTAAAGATGTTGATGGAACGCCGCTTACTCCGTTTCAGATGTATGCATATAAAAATTTGATAACTAAGCAGCAACCAAAAGATATTGCTGCAGAAAATATGGTATTGCCCAGTTTAATTGATCAAAAATCAAAGGTGGATGACCTTGTGAATCAGATTCCCACCGCATCCAGCGGCGATATGCACACACTTAAAGATTTTGCCGACAGAAACCAGTTGCCTGTTTTTTCAGACCCTGATCGTGCTAAGGCTACTGTTTTGCAAAACTATGATTCTATGGGCAATGTGCTGGATAACATACGTTCAACATTCGGCGGAACTGGCCGCGTTTTGTCTAAAGAATTTGAAGGGCTGCAAAATGAGCTGAGCGTCAATAAATCGGCCTCTCCTGAGCAGAAAGCAGTTGTTGTCGCCCATATTCAATCCAAACTTAATGACCTTATCCAAAATGAAACACAGCGCGCGCAGGATATCCATTCTGGCAAGGCATACCTGCCGTCCTATCAATCTCCTGAGCAACAAAGGTTGGCCAAGATACCCACACAATCATCATCAGCAGCTTCGGCGCCATCAACTGTTATTCGTTATGATGCAAATGGGAATCGCATCCAATGACCATTCAAGCTCAAACCCCTGATGGTACAATCCATGAATTTCCGGATGGCACGCCAGATGGCGTAGTAGATGATGCTATCAAATCTTATCTTACTCCTTCACTGGGTTCTCAAATAAAAAGTGATGTGAGTAAAGATTGGAATTCTGCAAAATCTGGATTGCAAGATTCCAATCCATTAATGGCTGGTCTTGACACTGTGGGCTCTCTATATAAAATTCCCGCTGATATTACTAGCGATGTAATTCAAAAAATACCTGGATATTCAACAGCAGCGAATGCAGCGGGAAATGCTGCTCAATCGGGTGCACAGAAAATTGCTAATGCCATAGACAGTCCTGCAACAGAGCAAGCCGCAATTGATGCAGGGCAAGTGGGAAATTCTCTTAATCAGAATCATCCCAATATAGTTAAGGGCGCTCAGGATATTGGCAATATTATTGCAGGCTCCGGGACAATAGCCGGTGCAGTGGATGGCGCATCTTTAATTGGAAAAGGTGCAAATGCTGCTGCTAGTCTTGGCGAAGAAAATGCTTCCAGAAATATATTTGCCAACAACCAGTCTGGTGATAATTTTCCCTTAAAGCCACGCCCCTATGATGATATAAAATCGGCAAACAATGCATTGTCTTCTAATACTTCGTCTGCCTATGAAAAGGCCCACCAATTAGGCGTTGTACTATCGCCTGATGCCAGTGATGCGGCTGCGCAAACCCTGCGCAATGATGTGGGGACTGTAGATCCAGGCTTACATCCAAAGACTATCGGCGCATTAAACATATTTGATAAAAAAGCTGAGAGCGGTCTTAATCTTGAATCTATAGATAATACACGAAAACAACTTGGCCGTATTGCATATGACTCTAATGCAGGGGCAGAAGATATTTACGCTGCAAAACAAGGTATTAAAAGTATAGATAAAATGCTTGACGGCATTGAATCCAATCCTGCTGCATTAACAGGCGGAACAGCAGATGCAGTGCCAGCTATAAAAGCTGCCAGAGCTGCCAGCGCGTTAGAGCAAAATCATAGTGATATAGCAGAGATGCTAAGACAGGCCAATGGCAATCCCAACGCCATACAATCTAAATTTAAAGATCTTTTTGACGACACGGATTCTCTAAGTAGATTTACCCCTGATCAGCAAAACGCTATTAAGATTTTAGCCCATCCTACCGGAATAAATAAGGCATTGGAGACTGTCGGAAAAGCAGGTTTTATGGGGAGTGGAACCACAGTCCCTGTTTTTGAATCTGGTTCATCTTTAACTGCACTGGCATTGGGCAATCCTATTACCGCCGCAGCTATTGCTGCCCCCGTTGTGGCCGGGACTGCTGCAAATGCTATTCGTGCGCAAGTTGTCCGAGGCATGGCTGATAATATTTTGAAAGACATTGAAAGCAAGAGCGTTCCCGTGCAGCCTGTTGATCCTACCCTTGGAAATAAGGGTTTCTCGCCGGTCCCCTCTCAAAAGCTACTTCCAGCTCCCCCTAATTATTATACCAATAAAGTGGGAACTACTGCTCCCGCGCCTATACCTAATTCTGTCAGCCCCATATCTGAGGTCAAATCCCCCGTTGCTGGTATAGGCGCGCCAGACAGTGGCGGTGTTGATGTGCGCGGATCCCAAATGCGTGGCGGATCTGAACTTGGCCAATTTGCAGCCCAGAATGCCGGGGTTCCCATTAAGCAGTTTCAAAATGCAACATCCATGGAGCAAGTTGGCAGCAAGGTGCATAACCCTGAATATGATGCAGCAGTCAGCACTTTGCAAAATCTGGCTAGCGGAAAAAAGCGTGGCGGCGCTGTCATTACACCCAGACAAAGAGTAAGTGTTAATAAACTGGTTAAAAAAACACAAGCTGGCAGAGCAGCTTAAAAAAACGATAGAGATTTTAGGTGATGTGATGGACAATGAGATTTTAGCGGTACGCGATATGGCAATGGCAGCACAAAAAATGGCGGATCAGGCAATGACTGGCATCAGCTCACATGAACTCGTATGCGCAGAGCGATATACCAACATTAAAGACCGGCTTGCCGGAATCCCACGGCTATTTGAAATTATGGAAAAGACCAGAGATGATAATACAGAAGCGCAGGAAACAATAAAGTCAGAAATTAACGCCAACATAAAATCATTGCAAAAAAATGTGTATATTGGCATGGGCATTTTGATTGGAATCAACGGTATATTGAATTTTATGCACCATTAAAAATGCCCGATTCGATAGTTTCCTATCCCCGATAAATTAAGAAGTACAAGACAAAGTGCCAGAACAGCAATAACGGTGATTACTGTTTTTATGGGAGCTGGCATCGGAATAAAAGTGGTAACTAAATACCACACGAAGCCAAGTACTGCTAAAATGAGGATAAGCTGAATCAAGTCCATGAACGTTACCGTGTCATACTCAGTATAAAGGATCCATATGGCAGATAGAAATTTATCAGATTTAGACCCCGTGCTTCAGCCTATTGCCCAGGACTGCCTTGATACCTATAAATCTACTTACCCGGAACGAAGAACTGCCGCTATAATAGTTACATGGCGCTCAGATGCCGACCAGCAGGCTGCCTATGACGCAGGCTTGTCCAGGTGCAAATCAGGTGAAGGGAAGCACAACGTCACTATAGACGGGAAACCGGCTTCCCGCGCCTTTGACTTTGCTGTTTTTACGGATGACGGGCATTATATAGCAAATGGAGAACATCCTTATTATGCTGATTTTGCTGCAATAGGCAAGGCATTGGGCTTAAATTGGGGAGGAGACTGGACCGAAGGATTCCGGGACTGGGATCACATGGAATTATCCGGCTAAAGGTGTCGTCCGCGCGCGCTGAATGGGTTGCTGGTCGGGACGCAATATGCCTCTTTGTATATCTTCACAAAAAGACCTTCTTTTGTAGTGTAGGAATCAATTACGGGCCATTCAGGCGCCGTATCTTCTGCATCTTCAGCAGATTGTTTTGGCTTTCTCGCCATTGGCTTTTTCTATTGACAGTTCATAACTATGATGATATAAAAAACCCATAAAAAGTCAAGCATAAAATAAAAAGGAGATGTTATGCGCCCATTAGATGAAGAAACGTCAGTTATCCCGCTTCCCACCATAGAAAACCGGGTTTCCAAACTGGAAAAAATTATAGAAATATTGCAGTGCGATATACGGGCCTTGCGCGCTATGGCCAATAAAGAGGATGAGGGTTGACAAGTGATTTACCTTATTCTTCCCATGCCTCCGTCAGTCAATGCGCTTTATGCTGGCAAGGGAAGGCGCTATAAAAGCAGCCGCTATAAATACTGGGAAACAACAGCCCAAAACGCGCTAAGAAGCCAGTCGTTTACTCCTTTGGGAAAAATCCCATTAGAAGCGCATTATCAGTTCGGCAGGCCCGATATGCGAACCCGTGACTTAGCCAATCTGGAAAAAGCTATTAGCGATTTTTTAGTACATATGAACGTTATTGCAGACGACTGCTGGATTCACAAAATAACGATGGAATGGGCTGATGTGACTGGCGCTCATGTGGTTGTCACCCCTCTGCCAGAAGCGCGTGTAAGGCATTCAACGTAGCCAGAAGTGCCCCTATTTTTATGGCCCGCATCCCAATCAAATCTTTAATATTCTGAGTACTCCCCAAGCCGCACGGGTAAAGCATAATATGCGGAAATTCTGTGCAACTATCAGTTGCCATTCTCACAAACAGCCTGTCGCGTTGCCATGTCTTTAAAAAGGCGGGCTGGTTGGGTCGAACTTCCATGACTTGCATCCTTCATAAAGAATATCTGCCGGTATAGCCATTTTACACAATTTACAAAGTCCTGGAAACTCCCAATTGACGCAGGCTGTGCATGGCGTGGGGGTTGCTATTTTGTTAACTTCCTCCCATGCCATCTCAAGGTATTTAAGGGCGCTGTATTTTTCATGAGGCGTCATAAATACTCTCTTACCACGGGATAATATTTTCCTGATCGGCGAACATCTATCTTTGAAGGCTTTTTAAGCTCATGTGACCGCGCTAAGGCATCGGTAACGGTATTGGGTGGCGTAGTGCTGGCATGAGTGCGCCACCAGTTGCAAGCCTGCTCTCGCAGTCCTCCGGTTGCTTCAAATAGCATCCATTGCCTAAAAGACTTGGTGGGGCCACAAAGGTATTCTATGCGCAAAGAATCAGGGCGACCTTCTTTGACATGGCGATAATATAACACAGTGCTGACATCATAGGTTTCCGTTTGAAGCTGGGTAGAGAGGACGGCAGCGCCAGACGCCTCTTTGTCAATTTCCAGTTCGTTTGTAGGAAATTCAAAACCGCAATCCCCGCATCTTGCTACTGCAGCATGACATTCCGCTCCGCATTCCGGGCAATATTTAACCGGCGCATCACCCTTGCTTTTTTTCTTCTCTTTAATATGCACCTGATCAATCGGGCCCAAAGTTTCTACCACTTGGCCAAAATCCAGAAGCAGACAGTCATGCTTATTAGGAGACAGACGCATTCCGCGTCCGGCCATTTGTACATATAGCACTGGTGAGCGCGTAGGGCGCATAAATGCCATTAAATCAATGGCAGGGTTATTAAAGCCTGTTGTCATTACGCCCACATTAACAACACATTTTATATCACCGCTTTTAAACCGGGACAGAATAGAATTGCGCTCAGGAGTCGGAGTATCGCCTGTCACCATTTCGCATACTATCCCATATTTTCTTATTTCATCGCGTACATGCAGGCAATGATTCAGACCAGCAGTAAAGACCAGCCATTTGTTTCGATCCTGCCCAAATTCGATAAGCTCTCTTACGCATGACCGCGTTAGCATATCCACATCAACGGCACGCTCTAATTCGCCACCAGCATAATCGCCACCGCTCATTTTTACACCATGTACGTCCATTCGCGTCTGAATTTGAGGGGTAACGAGCGGCACAAGATATCCACGATTGATAAGATCAATAATTCCTATTTCATAGCATATATCGGTAAAAAGCCTGTTTTTTCCCTTATGCAAATATCCGGTATTGGCTCTGAATGGAGTTGCTGTGAATCCCACTACCTTTAAATAAGGATTAATGATTTTGAGATCCTCAATGAATCTTCGGTACATGGTGCTGTCCGTGGGGCTGAGCAAATGCGCCTCATCGATTAGAAGAAGTTCTGGCGCGACAGGGTATTGAAGGGCGCGTTTATACATGCTTTGAATAGTTCCCATGACTACATCGCCAGACAAATCCTTGCTGCCAAGCTTGTCGCTGCAAAATGAAATGCGTAGATGTGGACAGTGTTCAGCCAATTCCTGTGCATTCTGGACAATAAGCTCTGAAACATGCGAAACAAGTGTTATACGTGTGCCAGGATACAAATCAATCGCCTGTCCTATGAAATCGGCCAGTACAAGGCTTTTGCCCCCAGCCGTGGGGATAACTACAAGTGGATTTCCCTTTTTCTTTTTGAAATAAGCAAAGATAGAGACAACAGCTTCACACTGATAGTCACGAAGCTGTTTGCGAACCGGAACCGGAGAGAAAAGATTGGACATCATTTTACTTCACTATCCGTCCACATATTTCCGTTTTTCAGACGATATGTAATGGAGCTTTCCGTAGCCTCAATTACCTCGCCCGGAACGAGCCCCGGTAGCAAAAGCTGAGCCGGACATCCTGCCAATTGCTCATCCAGAGTCAGTTTTTTACCCCATCTGCTACAATGCCAGATCCCGTTTTCTATGGGAGAAGCGTGGACACATGTCCTGCAGTTGCGCTCTGGCATATCGCTGCCATGGCAGATACCGGCAAAAGAGCAATATCGGCACTCGAAATACGATGAATCATTGCTTAGCCTGTCAAACGGCTTATCTGAATTTATGACCTCTTTGCCTTTCGCAATATATTTAATAGCTGTTGCGCTGTCAGATTCTGTACGGCAGCTAGCTGTATCTCGCACACCTGGGGTAGAAACCGTAAGATAGTGTCTACTTGCCCCTTCGTAAAACATATACAGGATACCTTGTATCCAGTACTGGAAATTCCACTTTCTGAGCGCTTGCTTTTCACCGATTTCGGCTTTGATTTTCTTAAACTCATTGAATTTTTTCTCCCCAACTGACTTATGCTCCCATATATGTAAAACTTTTGGCGCTTGTAATATGCCTGTTATTTTACCATCGCAATGCCCTGAAAAATGCCCATTATGATCCACATAGCGAAACTGATTGCCGTCTGCCATATGGGTTTTAAGCGATACCCCCTGAACAAGACGCAATCTGTCAGCCTGCACAGCTTCCGAAGCATGGCCGTCTGCAAAGCGTTTGAGAGTGGCCGCATCAAATGTTTCACGCGCTGCAAAACGAAACCTGTACCACGTCTTTCGCAGGCAAGATTCCCCGATGGACGACATGCCGACATACTCACGCGGCTTCTCTTGCGCCGCTTTAGCGCAAAGCGCAGCATCGGCAGCTTCAAGGGTAGGGTCGTTAACAGGAATGGCGGTCACGCATTCCCCTCTTTCCGACTCAGCTTATCGCCTGCTTTGACCATGCTCAGTGACATGCTTAAAGCATCAATAAGACTTTGCGTTGCCTTCTTATCAAATTGAGTAGTGAATTTTACCGTGCTATTGCCAAAAACCACTTCAGTCTGAAAAAGAACGCACTTATTTTCCCTGTCAGTGCCAGTCGTATAATGAAGTATATACATTTTTTTTAAATTATCGCTCACCTCATTAAGCATCCCAAGCAAATGTTCTAGCTGATTGATAGATATATTAACCTCTTCGTCAGATATGGTGCGAAGTAGCGCATACATATTGCTAGACTTTTCCGGCTGCGCCTGTGCTTCGCACATAATGGCATAAAGAGATTTAATCGTTGAATGGATGCTCATGAAATTTTCCTCAAAATAAATACGGCAAAGGAATAGAGTGCAACCTCATTTCCGTTTGCATCCCCACTTCCTTTGCCAAGTTATGGGGCGGAATCTATTAATCTACTTTTTCAGCCATGGCGCTGCAGAAGATGGTGTCGCAACTGTTTCTGCCTGAACTGGCGGAGTCCCGGCTGTATTCCAACTTGGATTTGCCGTGGCAGTAGCCTGTACCGTTACTACAGCGCCCTTACCCTTTTTATCCTCAGCATCAGCATCCACGCCTACCGGATAGTATTTACGGCACTCATTTTTTGGCTTAGGATATTTGAGATTGTTAGAAGGCTTTACAATAAGCCGTGCCTGAACTGTCTTGCCAAGCAATTCCCCCTCATAGTTAAGAAGGCCGTGAATGCCACAAGCCTTGGCCAAATCAGCAATCGCTTCTTTGCCAATGCGCGTAGCCACTACACTTTTATTGATAATATTAAAGCGATCCCAGAATTTACGATTGCTGAATTGGGTAGGTTGCGAAATATCGAACTCTACTTCCTCGTATACCCCGGTCTTGTCATTTGTTTCCTTCTGCTGAACACGCACAACAGTCATGGTATACACGCCGGGAGGCAGTGGACCGCCCTGCGGTGCGGTACGTTCATATTGTGTGCTGTCAATTCCGATATAGGCCATGTTATTGTCCTTTTGATTGATTGGTTAATTCTACGATATTAGCGGTCTGTTCAGGCGTAGGCACGGCAATGGCAGGCGGCATGAATTGCTTGAACCAAGGGATATTGGCGGCCAGCACTCCCCAGACATCCTGCCAATTAGGGTCTTTTACTTCAATCTGCGGCGGCAAGCTGTAACGGTTCTTTGCTGACCATGCAGGGCGCGCCTCTGTGTATACGATACGCTCTCCAGAGCCTACAGCGCGATTGCGTGAAGCGCCAAACCCTAGCTTTTCACCCGTTAAAGCGGTACGCCAGTTAGCGAACATAACAATATCGCTATGCTCTACCAGCTTATCCTTGGCGCTGGTTTTTTCTGCGTCCTGGAGCTTGGGCATATAACAATCGAAGCTGTCCATATCGGGAGGCGTTACCTTACGAATAGCAGAATGAATAACATAGATAATCATCATATCTTTTTCAAAACGCAGGCGATCGGTAAATGCAATAAAATCATTCCAGTAATCAATAGCCAGCTTATAGCCCTTCCCATAGCCATAATCTTCCACATTTTTGACCGGCATACCCTTCTCATTGGTTGGCTGCTGGCGCATTAGGTAATTCCATACCATGGGCTCAAACCAGTCCAGCGTATCAAATACGGCGCATTTATAATCATGCTCCTCCGATAAAAGCGCCTGAATGCTCATCATGACATCTTCATATGTCTTTGCCAGTGGAAACCTTGAAACATTAAGATTTCCCAAACTGTTTTCCGTAGGGATAAAAACAGGATTTGGAGCATTGGCAGCAAAGGTAGACTTGCCTATTCCCTCGTCTGAATGAATCGTAATTACAGGCGGATCTGCCGTAATGCCGGTTTGAATAGATTTTAACGATATGGCCATTATGCTTTTTCCTCTTCGATTTTAATAGACACATTCCCCGCCTCGACAGTTCGCGCCGCAGTAAAATATGATTTCAAATTATTGCCCCATTCCTTGAATGCAGTTTCACTGACGCTATACTCGACTTTGATATAAGATTTGGGGTCGGCGCCATCTGCTTCCATTTGTTTCCACAGAGACTCAAGCTTGTCTTGCGCCCATTTTACCTTTTTGGGAGTGTCAAATTTAACAATCTTTCCACCAACAGGAAGATTAATTACACCAAATGGCTCAGATTTGTTACTGTAAGCTGCTTTGATTAAGACAGCATGACGGTTCAGAATCTCGTTTTTTAGCTTTTTCATTGCTAAATCGGCAGCAGTCTTATCTGTTTCTGCTTCTAATAAATGTTCAATGATTTCTGCATCACTAAGTTTGGTTAAATCGGGGGATTGGCATGGCATAGCATATTTCCTTGTTTGGGTTTGAAAAAGTTATTGACTAATTTGTTTGAAGACTATAATGTAGTCGTTATGGAATGTCAATAATAATTTTAACAGCAACGGGAAAAAAGATGAGACAGGTTATTTCAAAGTGCTACTGCCTTCCGCATGATATCGTAAAATGGCTGGATGCCATAGCCAAAAAGAAGCGGCGTTCTGCAAGCAGCATATTGACGGAGCTGCTCCTGGAAACCAAGCAGAATAACACCACGACTAAAAAATAATAAGACTACCGGGGAGCGTGCTTATGGATGACGCGCTGGTTGCGTGGCTTGCTTCACCTATTGGGCAATATGCTGCAGCTTATAAGGGCTGTGCCATTATCCCTCTGCATGGCATCGTGAATGGCAAATGCACCTGCAAAAAGTCAGATTGTTCCAAATCTGCCGGTAAGCATCCGTTTACTAAAAACGGACTTAAGGACGCCAGTACCAATATTGAAGAAATAGCCGCTCTTTTTCAGTATCGCGCAGATTTAAACATTGGCGTTGTGACCGGCTCTGTATCAGGATTTTTTGCACTGGATGTGGATGGCAATAAAGGTGGATTTGAATCGCTCGATAAGCTTATAAATACTTACGGTGACTTGCCTCCAACTGTTATAGTGGAAACTAATTCAGGAGTGCATTTGTGGTTTAATTATCCCAAAGACATTGAGATAAAAAACCGCACTGAATTTATGCCAGGCCTCGATATCAGGGGGCAAAATGGCTATGTCGTAGCGCCCCCTTCAAATCATGTATCTGGCAAGGTATACAAATTCACTGAAACCAGCACGTCAAAAACAGCAGATGCTTCTCAATGGCTGCTGGATATAATTCAGGCTCCTAAAAAAGAAGATAGAAAGCCGCTGTCCAGAGATCATTCAACAGGTGCTCGATCGGAATGGAGCATTGAGGATGTCCAGAAAATGCTGGACACCATAGATCCTGACACGCCTTACGATGAATGGCTTAAAACAGGCATGGCGCTTCATTCAGGCGGCTTTCCACTCAGTATATGGGATTCATGGAGCCGCACGGGCGAAAAATTTGAAAACGGGGATTGCGAAAAACGCTGGCATGGATTTACAGCCAATCACGGCATTACCATGGGCACACTGGTTAATCGCGCAACCCTGAATGGATGGAAGCCATCGCTTAAAGAGCGACCTGCTGTCGATACGTCAAATGTAGAGCCTTTAGTCCGAAAAGCTCAGGCTATATTAAATCCTGCAGAAAAAAAATCATCTGCCCTGTCTTTATGCTTCAATGCTATAGAAACGCCAGGTCTTATTGGCGATACCGTAAGATGGATTACCAAGTATGCAATAAGAAAGCAGCCGGAACTTGCCTTGATAAACACACTTGCCTTTGCAGGCGCTGTATTCGGACGCAGATATAAGTCCCCGCTTAACACGCGCACTAATTTATATGCGGTTGGCATAGCAAATACAGGCGACGGAAAAGATCACTCGCGCAAATCTATAAAAGACCTTGCACATGCCTGCGGGCTGGACGCACGGATTGGAGCGGATGACATTCGCTCTGATTCAGGTATGCTGCGCGGGCTTATGAACAATTCCAGTCAGATTATGATGCTGGACGAATTTGGGCATTTTTTACAAGGCATTTCTGATGAAAAATCCCCGCATTATATCCGGTCACAAGCCAAGATTCTTTTGAAGCTATACAGCTCTTCTAACAGTATTTATAATCATGGCGATTATGCAGATGCAAAAGCAGAGCCTATTATAATCCATTATCCGAATTTATGTATTTATGGAACTTCTACAGAAGAGAAATATGCCAAGTCTCTTAAAAAATCTGCAATAGAAAGCGGAGAGTTAAACAGATTCATAACCATTCGAGGTCGCCCGGATAAGGAATATCCGGATCGTAAAATGCCGGAATATGAAATAGATCAGAATTTGCTTGATAGATGGGGGGCATTTTCTGCTAAATTGGGAGATAGCATAGGTGTAATGATAAACAATTCTCAAATAGCGCCAGATCCCATTTTAATCCCCTGGGGCAAATGCGACGATATCCAATATGCCATTCAATGCAGGCAGGTAGACAAGGTTTCTGGAAATTCACCGCTGCGCCACTTATGGGGTCGTCTTTTTGAAAATACTGTAAAGATTGCCATGATTTTTGCCATTGCAAGGAACATGGACTCGCCGCAATTTGAAAAAGAGGATTTTGACATAGCGCAGATGATAGTGGAATCATCTGTTGAATATCTTACCTCGCTTGCCGGCAATCATATGAGCGAAAACCAGCAGGAAGAAAGCAACAACGATATTGTCAACGCCATTATCGCAGAAGGCGGAAAGATGGGGCGCAGGGATATTATGCGCAAATTCAGAAAACTTAAAAAGCGCGAGCTCGATGAAATACTGAATAGTCTAATCGAACAGGAAGTGCTGGATGTGGAAAAATTATCAGAAGGCGGCAGACCTAAAACATATTATAAAATAATACAGGATATTAGTCTGGCATCTTAGGCTATTGATCTGTTTTTGTGATTATAACGTCATTGCAGGGAAGCGGCCAAACGCGTCCTTTTTCGTCATAGTATGACGGTATGCCACGGATATTATAGGTAACTGGGTCGTTTAATAAATCCATCATCTTGCCCTCTTTTTGCATAGGCATCATCTCATGAATAAATCCCTTATCGGGTATCACTGCGAACCATCTTTGCTTTAAATACCATTCGGTCATCATATTACCACGCGGTTAGAGTGTTACTGATGGCTTGTTCATATCTGCCTCTTTCTCAATGGCAGCGGCTATACAAGATAACATTTTTGACAAAAGGGTTATCTGATCAAGGGTAAAAACCCCTTCATCGGCTATTGTCTTCACGGCTTTTTCGAGGATTTCTTTTGTTTGCCAGTTCATTTGCTTTCCCCGTTGTTGGTTGAAGACGGACGGTCAGCAGTCGGAGTTCCACCAACCGCCCGTGTTACTGCACTCCAAAAGTTGCACAGTAATCTTGTCCAAAGAAAGACACTCGTTATTGCATTTCCCTTGGATTTGTCGCCAGGATTAGTTCCAGCAACAATCTCTCCTATTATACGTTTCGCCATAGAGCGAACGCAACGATCATAGATTTTTTCATTCGGAAGGTTGAACCATTCTGGATGCTCGTTAATAGTATGCCTTATTTGGCCTTCAACGCGCCTGCGCCATGCCTGATATTCGGGTTTAATCGGTTTCTGCTGTGGCATGTTCCCTACCAGTTATCCGTTAATGAATCTGATTATACTAACAAGAGCAACCGCCGCTGCGCCGATTCCGAAAATAACCCCGAAGCCTGTTAATGCCGCGCCAAATGCAAATATAAAACACTCTCTAATTGTCATACTTCACTCCATGCTTTGCTTCGGTTACTGGTAATTCAGGCAGGGGCATCCAATGGGTGTATTTCTCTTCTGGTGAGAGGGTGTAATCGCTCCCAGCATTAGGGCCACCAGATGTCCACCAATGTTCTTCCATACCATCTTCAGCAGGGTAGAACGAAGCTACATCCACTCCATCCCTCATCCCCGGTCGGTGAACTAGCACGGCTTCACCATGCGGTATTGTTTCTATCGGTTGCCATTCCATCATCTACTCCAAATTATCAGGTTGGTGACCACAGGCAGATCGAACACATCTGCGTCATATATGCATTCATCTTTGCGGGAGGATGCATATACCGAAACTCTCTAGGGGAGCCAAAGCACCCGTTGTCATCGCCCTTCTTTTTCCTTATGCCTGTTTTGGCAACGTAAGAAGGCGAACCCATCCACATTTTACCCCATCGTTGGCATGGAGGGTGGGCAATTACAGGGTGTGGGCCTGGATATTTACGCGCATCGCGTTTCTCGTCCCAAGGGTCAACACCAGACAATCCGAAATAGCATCCATCAGTTTGTACGAATAAAGCAGCAACCTGCATATCAATCCCTAGTCTGGTTGGGTGTTAAGCGGATAGGCATGGTATATTCAATCATAATCCTCTTATCTTTTGCCTTTCGCATATCAAAAACATGCCCGCAATTGTGGCATTGCACAACATTATTGAAGCCATTCCAAAATATCGGCCCCTATCCCCGCCAGCATAGTCAATTTTATAATTGCAGCAGGGCGTAATATCATTCAAATCTGTACCGTTCATAAATTTTCCTTCGCCTTTGTTAACTCTGCTATATAGAAATCTTTGTTAGGAATATTCATGGCTTCAATCTGTTGCTTATTCTCATTGTACCATACGCGGTATTGATGAGGCGTGGCGTAAGGAATAACAACGCCTTGGCCCCTAAGTATCATCCAGCATGATTTGATTTTACCCCACATTGCTTTCCCCATCTTTGTCGTCCATATCATTACTTCGGTTTTCTCTTTACCCAGCCTTCGGCACGCTTGTACCCAAGAATCTTCGCCAGCGCGTTCGTCATAGGCTTTTTACCGTTGCACACCTGATTGATGTACTCACGGGTGAATCCATGCTCTTTCGCCCATTTGCCTTGGCGGTCTTTGCATAGCTCGTAAAGCTCGGCTTGTAGGTCTTCATCTGTTTTCACGCCTTATGTGTAATATGTTTGGTTTACAATGTCAACTATTTAGTTTTCACGTCTGAATACTCGTATGGTGGGGCGATGTCCCAGAAATAGGAACAGTTCACCATTCCATGCTCGCGCTTGAAATCTGTAAAAGACTGCCATCCAGATGCTTTTGTTATCATGATGCTACGCTTGCAGCGTCGAGCATCGGGACATTGAATGTCTTGGCACATGCTAAAATCAGGCATTCTGTGAACCATCGGTTGATTCGTTACAGTTATGGCAGGGAATTCCACGCCGCGCGGCACGGTCTGCTAAATGCGTATAACGTTTATCAAGTGCCCTTTTTCTATCGGCCTCAATTAGCACGGCACATAAGTCTGGCAACATACGTGCATCATATCCGTCCGCGATATTCCCAGACGGCGTAATAAACTGAATAGGATTATTAGCGCGCACGCCTAAGTCTTTGATATCAATTCCCTTATCTCCAAGCCTGCGCATTAAGGCGGGGATTTTGCGCGCACCCTCTTCGTCCATCTCGTACTCGCTGTACTGAAGAACTTTTGTTCCGTCTTTGTTTACAAGCCATCTAATCTCGATCATGTTTATCGCCTTTAGCTTTGGATAGCTCATTAGTTGGCTGATGCTGTCGCCAATATTCGGCCTCTTCCTCAGTCATTTCAGTGACGGGTTGCTTTACCCATAGCACTTCTGTCGTGTTATCAGAAATCTCACTTGGTATTGATTTATTCTCATACCTGAAATTATCGTAATGATAGCCGGATGGCTCATTGTCTGAAATCTCAATAGATTTAAGGGTTGATTGTGCCGCTTGAAGGCGTGTAATCAGCCCATCGTAATATGGTGTATTATCGGACCATGCTCTATCGTTCTTCCTAGCTAAAACAACCCCAGTAATTTCATGCAATAAATCAATCAATGTTTGATTGGCGGAGGCCCCTGCCTTTGCCTTATTTGGATATTCGGCAAATTCCCCCGTTTCCAGAGGAACTGGTATTGCAGGGGTCTCCATAAGCTCGTGCTGGCGGATAAGATCATAAATCTCAGGCGCAGCAATCCACATATTGCCTCCTGGATCTATCATGTGGGTTAAACGCTTCGCGTAAATGCTGGATTTTATTTTATCAATAAGAGTTTCAGTCATTATACCCTCCTGTTCCAAGCTTCAACAGCTTCGCTTTTTGTCTTAAATTGATGATGCCCTAAAGCAAATATCGTCCCATGACAGTCAGGATAAAGACAGGTAACGTTATAACTATCTTCTGGTGTTTCAGATCCCCCAATACCATTATGATGAATCATAATCTTGCTTTCTCCGCAAAAGGGACACGGTTTCAGATTCAGCGATTCGTTGGTCATGATGTTTTTCCTCCACACCGGGTGCAAACGCCATTGTCAGTAGAGCCAGCCATAGCAAGCGGCATCACATGCTTGCACTCTGTGCATTCTACATCCGTTCTAAGCCAATGGTTGCCAAGCCGAATGTCTTGTGCTGTGAAGCCACCATCTGGCAAGAATTCTGATGGAGGATTAGGATATACTTTCATTGTTCTGAACCCTTTGTTGATAAAACTTTATTTATTAATTGCAGAGCGTGAATACGATTTTTAGCACGTGTTTTTGTACCCATATTATGCCGATAAAGGATAAAATGCCGTGCCGCTTTTAGAGCTTTACGCAGATCATAAGTTTCTTGCGGAGTCCAATCAGCATCACAAGCGCACTCATTGGCATTCCAAGCGCAACAGGTACATCCCTTACCATCAGCCATTATCTCTATCCTTTGTTCAAGTTACTTTTACAATGTCAAAAGGACAATTCTTAATTGTCTGATTTATTGCACGACTAATGAGTTTTCCATCCTTCTTGACGTTGATGCCATGATTTGTTCCAACAAAATTTATGAATATACCGTCAAATGGATAAGCAATACTATCGCTTGCTACATCTACTAAACATGAACCACCACAGCGAAAATGAACAGTGTCGCCAGCTCGTAATTTTCTACAGTCTACTTTTGCCATTATCCCTATCCTCTATCTAGTTTTGTTCTCTCTCGATAATTGTGTCGCCATAATCTATCCTGTTATCTGTACCGGTAGTTGTTAGTTGGCGGTGTGGGCACGGTAGCTTACCGTTCTGGCTATTTCTCGAATGGTTGCAAACCACCTGATACTTTGGACACCCACACCATAAAACTGTTTCATGACCCGTTAATTTATAAACCCCTTCATGCCTATCCGGTTGTTACCCATTGGGGCTACTGGTTGTGTCATGGCAATCATTCTATGTTCTCCAATGTTTCTTTGCCGCATATCGGGCAAGTTTTAATATCTTCCGGCAATTCATATTCTTCTGGAAAAGCGCACCAATCAAACAGGCGCGAACCTATTGGCGGATTTACAAATTTGGTGATAAGGGTTACTTTCATGGTCTACCTACATTTACTTGGTTGACTGAGTTAAACCACGGCCAGCCTCCATAACTGGCATATTGGTTTCCGTTGGCACATAGATGATGCTGGAATGCTCAGTGTCCAACTTATCGATCCACAGATATTTCAGATAAGCCTCGTTACCCTTAAGACTATCGCCAATAATCTTATTAGCCTGGGCGACGCCGGAAGCCTGAATGATCTGAGCATCCGCTAATAGCTGGGCGGAGTCCTTCTTAGCTTGCGCCGTCTGCACGGCCACCTTTTTGCTATACTCAGCGTTGGCAAGCTCGGCCTCGCCATTTAAGCGCTGCGAATACACTCCATATTGCGGACAACCCCATAAACCTAAACCAACAGTCATTATAACCACCACTATTGCTGAAAAAATCCATCCTGCGCCTTCCATCGTCATCTCCTTGTTGTTAAAATTTACTCATCATCCAATTGGATAATAGTCCCGAATCTTCCTGCATCGTGAAATGCTTGTTTTTTAAGTTTATAAATCAGAGTTTGTTTGCTGTCAGTCATGGCGCGATTTCCTTTATTATGGCGTAGACCTTACGGGCATCCTCTACGCTCTTTATTTCTGCCGTGTGGTATTGGTAGCCTAATTCCTTTGATATGCGCGCATACAGCTTGCCGCGCGGCATAATCTTCTGTTTCCATATAGGGTCAAGAATCCTATGGATGTGCTCGCGCGCATCGCGGATCGCCTTAGTGGGAATGTTGCCCAGGGGCCTGGTGCGGTCTGCCGTCTTATGGTGGCATCCGACATGATTGCCGCAAGTATCGCATTTCCAGAATGGCAGGGAAAACAGGTCATCCCTATACGGATAGATTTCCTTGCCATCGGTTAGGCGCGCGGCAACGTCTTTTTTGCAGCCGCAGCAATAAATCAAAGTATCAGTCATGACGCCCTGGCTTTGGATATTACTTTAAGCGCCTCCATCCCGACCATCGTATCCGGCCCAAACGTCTGCGCGGTAGCTTCCGCTTCTATTGGTTGCCACTCCATACGGTTATCCTTAATTTACTTGGTTAATCCGATTTCTTGAGTTTCTCAGCGAATTTATCAGCGCCATACTGTCCACTAACAAGCTTGGAAATTTCCTTTGCTGTATAAGTATCGTCTAAGTTTTTACCGGTCTGCTCTACAAAGTTTTTTACCCCAGCAGCGCAGGCACCTGTGACTGAACGATAGATGCCGATCCATTCTTTTCCAGTAGCTGATTTAGGCAATTCACCCTCGAATTTTGCTACGGATTTATAAATAAGATCCTCACGGGCTTCTTTTATTGTCGCTCCATGGGCAGAGTTTCCATTCTCATCGCTAACGACAAACAGGATTTTACCATTGTCAGTCTTTACCTTTTTAACGCCTGATTTGTTGGATATGACACGCGAAAAGATGTTATCCGAAAAATCAACTTCAACCCATTTGCCATTTTCTACAATATACCAGCAATTGGCCTTAAGTTTCTCTCCATCAACAATATCAGCCTTTCCTCCTACAGGAATGTATTTATTATCTTTAATGATGTATTCTGAGGCCATCAGAAGATTTCCCTTATCTCCTTTGACAGCAGCGCGATAACCTAAGGCTGTGCAAGCGCTGTAATCTCCGCTAGACCCGCTTGTCGAGTAATTTCCGCTAGACGCGCTTGTCGAGTAATTTCCGCTAGACCCGCTTGTCGAGTAATCTCCGCTAGACCCGCTTTTCGAGTAATCTCCGCTAGACGCGCTTGTCGAGTAATTTCCGCTAGACGCGCTTTTCGAGTAATCTCCGTTAGACCCGCTTGTCGAGGAATCTCCGCTAGACGCGCTTTTCGAGGAATCTCCGCTAGACGCGCTTTTCGAGTGATATCCGCT